GAGAACATAATGTCCTTCACCTGCTTCTCGGTCATAGTAGTGTGTTTCATGAAATGCTTGATGAACATCTTCTCAAGTTGTTCATGATACTTTTGGCTGGCGACTAGTTCATGGTATTTGCCGTAAACCATAGTGCTAAACTGGTGTGCCATTATTTCCGTGTTCTTTGTGATGATTCTCTTGCCCTTTGTACCAGCAGAGACAATCAAAACTCCCATAGACGCGACTTGACCGATACCAACTGTGGTAATATCAAGACGTGAAGTTTCCATTACGTCAATTAGAGCAAAACCGTCGGAAACAGATCCACCTGGAGAATTAACAATCATTGTCAATTGTGTGTCATGGTCAAAAACAAAGTTTGACTTGATAATGAAATTGACGGCTTGATAAACGCTAGGAGTATTGATTTCACCAAAAAGTAGGTGAGCACCAAGTGTGTTTAGCGAAATACCGTCAAGAGGAATCACTTGCTGTTCATCCTCATCTCCCTGATCTAGGATTTGATTTTTTGCGTTAATCGCCATTAGCTTTTCCTTTCAAAAATAAAAGCATTACTAGAATTTATAGTTAGCCGGATCAACAAACATGCCATTCCGATAAATATAGGAAAGCAATTGCCACTTGGATAACCATATGAGATTAACAGACCATTTTAAAAAGGCTCTTGAGCCGACCCACCAGACCCAAGTTGTTGAATCTAAAGTTGATTTAGAAGAAATTAAAACCAAAATCAAAGAATACGGAAACATTTTCGTTGATGGCACCCGCGAAAACATTTTAAAAATACATGACGACGGGTCAATTAGTTATTTTGGTGAAATAGAATTTCCAGAAAGGAGCTATGTCGACAATACTGGGAAAATGCCATTCGTGTTCAAACATGTTAATCGATTCGTTATTTTAAAAGGATATGCCGCAAAGCTTAGCTCCCTTGAAGGCGCGCCGAAAGAATGTCATACGTTTATCCTTGATCTAGAAGTTCATAAGCCACCATCATTTTTTGAGGGTCATTTTCCAAAGATCGCAAATGTTATTGACATTTCCGTTACGTCTCTTCAAAACTGTAAATTTGGTACAGAACAAATTAAGGATAAATTTGAGCTGTCAATTAGGGATGAAGGAGACGAAGGTGCAGTAAAGTCTTTTGAAGGTTTACCAAAAGAAATTAATCGTGTAATAATCAATAATGCACCGACCGTAATTCGTTCATTCAAAGGTTTCCCTGAGAAAGTTAACGAAGTATATTTTTACGGATATAGTGGTGAGTTTGATGTAAAAGATTTTGCTCAGTACGTTCGTTCGGTCGGCATAATTGGTAGTACTCAAGCGAGATTAAAAGCCAACACGCCAATTCTATCTCTATTCAAACTAAAACATCTTGAGAAATTGAAGAATGATAACATGATCGTTGACGATTGTAAAAATGTCTTCAGAATAGTCAACAAATATCTAGAAGACGGGGATGTTTTTGGGTGTCAAGAAGAGCTTATTGATCAAGACTTTGAGCAATATGCAAAAACGAAATAAATACTCCAGTACCCTAACAATGAGACGCTAAAATGTCAAAATCAAATTTCCCAACATCCCTAGACGTATTCGTTAGCCCTCAAAAAGCTACACCATTGACTGGCGGAGGAGACACAAATCTTTCGCATGACACTCAACATGCTGCGATTATGGATACCCTTGCCGCAATTCAAAAGGCTATCGGTATTACCAACTCTACCGACGCGACTTCACTGTCTTACAAGATGGCTCATCATACTCACGTAGTTGATTGGTCAAATATTCAAAACAAACCATCCTTTACTTACACTAATACTGCAGGAAGTGCGGATTACGCGACAAACTCTGGCCACGCAGTTAATGCTGATAACGCGACAAATGCTACTAATGCAAATCATGCTAACACTGCGACATCTGCTACATCTTCAGGATCCGCAAGTTCATTAGTAACTTCTGGGTGGCAAGTTGTTGAGGTTTCTGGCGTCCTGCAGTTCAAGTATAATGGTGTTGTTAAAATGACTTTGAACACCGCCGGTAAACTATCTACTGCTGATGATATTGTCGGTAAAGCACTATGACAATACAAACTTCAGGACCTATATCATTAACTGATATAGTCGCAGAATTTGGCGGCAATGTTCCATATGCGTTGTCTTCATACTATCGTGGAGGCGGACGAGTTCCTGATGGTCCTACAGCAAACAATAATATTCCAACGTCAGGACCAATTGCGTTTAGTAACTTTTATGGCGCTACAAATATTATCGCTATTCCAACGGTAGGAACAATTACTCAACACTTTGGTCTAAGCTATAGTTACGGCAACCCAACTGTTTTATCTTGGACGAGATCCGGTAATGTTTTAACATACAATATTACTTCATACACAACTTACTGCGGAAGCGCTAAATCTACTTCAGGAACCGCGACTATAACTACCACAAATTCAGGCGGAGTAATTGTGGAAACAGCAAGTTGGACATTCGCACATGGCAAAGATTGCTGTAATGGTAATCAAAACTATATTTGGGAATATTACACGTTAACAATGTCCGGATCAAACACCGCTGTTCTTTCAGCATCGTCTTCTTCCGGAGGCCAGAGCGGATGCTAACTGAAAAATATAAAATTGAGGATGAAAAGCATTTATTTGTTGCAGTTTATGACGACGAACAAAACATTCTTTATAATGTCAATGTGTCAAAAGTTTCTGATGATGCTCTAACAGTCGTGAACCATGGTGAAATAAATGGTAAGATAAAATTCAATAAAGACACGATAGACTCTTACGTAAAACTTTGCCCAGGGGGCGCCTTCCCAATTATAGTAGATAAGATCGGTTTTGTATATTCAAAGTCGGATTTAGATGCAAGAAAAGAACTATTGTCAGACACTGAATATCAAGAAGTAATTTCACAATATAAGAATTTAATCACTCATAACACCGGGCTTGGGGAACATTCCCGAATTTTTCATGTTGCTAAGACTTATGTCAATTTTGATACTGGTTCTCAAGAAACTATAGTGGAACTTGATAATAGCCTAGAAAATTGGTGGTCGTTCAATAACACCCCACAGATAGAAACTTCCAGTGTTTTTTGTTCATTAGAAGTCGACAGGTTTAATGACAGTTTAAAAGACATAATTTATCTAAACCCAATAGAACGAGATATCTGGAATGAAATTAAAGTGAAAAGAGAAGAACATGCGAATCCTTAATTCAATTATTTCAAAAGAAGAATGCGACAAACTTATCAACACGTGTCAACAAAAATACGTTGAATATTGTAGTAAATTTGTAGAAAACGCGTATCCATTTAGAAAAGAAATAAACATCACTCCTTGGATACCGATAGCAGGACTAGAAAGCCTCTTTGTTACCATTCTTAAGAATTTTCCATCAGTCGATTTTGATATGTCTGAGGGAACCGGAATTATGTTTTCAAATGCTCACCAAGGTGAAAAAATTCCATTGCATTTTGATCATCCAGTCAGTTTAGTATTTGATCCGCAGAATCCACATGATCTTACTAAAACTAGAAAATGGAAAGCTACTGCTGTTTTAATGCTTTCTGAAAGTGGGATTATTATGTCCGCTAAAGATATGGTTTCAGAGTCGACTAATAGCAATTTATCAGCTGGCGATATCGCATTAATTGAAGATGATACATTATACGGTTTCCCAGTTAACTCTTCGTCCACTCCAATTTTTGCTTTGCATTTTGTGATGTGCTCAGATATCACAAAATAAAATCATTATGAAAACTTTTAAACAATACCTAGTTGAGCTTGAAGATCAAAAACCGTTTGATCCTAAGCTTGCGTATCATGATTCGTTAAATCCTGCAATTTGGGATAACTTTGAGTTGCGTCCTGAAGTCTCAGAAGCACTCGAAAAGATAGCTAATGAGTTTATCAAATTCCTGGGTATTGATGCAACCGCGGTCACAGACGTGATTCTTACTGGTAGCAATGCAAATTACAACTGGACAGATATTTCGGATGTTGATCTTCATATAGTGATAGACATGAAAAATGGACAAATCTGTCCGACTTGTCCATCTGATGATTTCATTTCAGATTGTTTTCAGTCTAAAAAGACTCTTTGGAACTCTTCACACAACATCACCATCCACGGATTTGATGTTGAACTTTACGCACAGAATGCAGCAGAAACCGCGGTTCAAGATTCAGGAGTCTACAGTCTCAGAAGCAAGCAGTGGATCCAGGAACCACTCAACAAGCAGATCACTTTAGACAATAAGGCAGTCCAACTAAAATCACAGGATTTAATGCTGCAAATTGATGAACTGATTGATTCTCAATCAGACAATCGTGATGAACTACAGGACATCAAAGATCGTATCAAGAAGCTTCGTTCTGCTGGCTTACAAAAAGGAGGCGAGTTCTCTATTGAGAATCTCGCCTTTAAAGCTCTACGTAATCTTGGATATATCGAAAAACTTACTGACTATATGAAACACTTGACCGATCGAGACTTGAGCGTTTAACGCATCGAGTATTGGCCATAACGCTTTTCATAAAGCAGCCAAGCATCGCGACCATCTTCTTCACCAGCGTAGAATTCTTCTGCAGTAATTTCAGTGTGGCCGCGCCAGTAAACGAAGTAACCAAGAACTGGAGCCAGCATAAACTTGACGGTGCTAAGAGTCGGGTGCAAGTAGTCCCAAAATGCAAAGCGCAACATAAATTCAACAGGACCATTCGAAGTCTTAACGGTGTCATAAACCAGCATCATGAACAGATTTACTTCAGGATTAGCAGCATCAAACGTGTAGTCGCCAGGTTGAACCTTCATAACGTGATACAACCCAAACGGGAGTTCGCCAACAAGGATGAACAGGAGAAAAAGGATTGCCGGAAACCAAACCCAGATCCATGCAGTCATGATGTAGTAAATGCAGCTGTTGGTATTCCAACGAACTTGACGCGAAGTCCCAAAAACTGCGTAAACCACACGGGTAATACCATTACCAAGATAGTATGCTCCCCAAATGAAAGCCATCATGATGGGGATACCATAAACTCCCCAAAGGAACATTGAGAAAGCTGCAGCACCGATGGTTTTCTTGTTGAACAAGACGCTGAGACCTTCGTTAGCAGAGAAACCCTTGAAGAGGTCGATGTAGTTATGACGATACATCGATTCATAACCGTAGCGGCTGTTGCTATCGGCAAAGAAGTCAGCGTTTTTCATGATCATCTCCAAGTTTGTTTCTACGATTGCATTATATCAAAGCAAACCGAAAAAGTAAACAAAAAATTACACTATATGATAATTTAGACGTGCTAAATATCCTTATAGTGTAATTTTCAACGAGGTAAAATATCCTTATAGGGATATTTAGATCTGTTCGAGTGTAAATTCTTTCTTGAGAATGTTCTTCATGAAGTAGTCTCGAATATCAAATTCCTTACCATTGATACGGTTCATCACCGCAGAGAACCACTTATGACCTTTCATTTTCAATGCGATTTCTTTACGATCAGACAAATGAGCAACTTCAGCTACGGCTGCTTCGATTTCAGTTTCGATCTTGCGAATCGCCGTAAGCACACGATGTTCGATGTTTTCGATCTTCTTCAACTGAGCATCAGGCTCCGGAGCAGATGCGACGTAGGACTTGTAGTCATCAACTGTTTCGTTGACCACCATCTCGGCAACGTCACGTTCACGAACGAAAACGATAGTGCGATGAAGCTGCAAATACCATTGGGTCTTGCCTTTAACCATCGAGCCGTCGTCAAACTGGATGACGTAGCCTTCCTTGTCCTCATCATGCTCCATGCTCGACAGAATATCGGACGGACCAAACTTGCTAACGTCATACTCGGCACCAGTCGGAATTTCGAAACCCATCAACTTTGCGTAAACGCCAGGGTTATCGACATACTCACCAGTCACGTTGTCACGAATGTGAAGCAAACGCAGTTCATCATGAGCGTACGGGAGAACGATTCGGTTTTTTGGTGAAGTGAACTCGAAGATCGGAGTAATGCCTTCTTCGATGCACGCATGGCAGAACTTAACATGGTTAGGAAGAGCGTATTCCATCCAAGCAGTTGCAAGGTTTGCGGCATCAGATGTGAAGGACTTCTTAGTCTTCAGGTAAACCTTGCCTTGAACTCGGACCGGATGGACCATGGAACCGTCGCGCTTATCCATCACACGAAGTACACGACCCATGTTCATCATCGTTTCGACGTTGTGGATTTGGGTTTCAGGCAATTCACCAATGTTGAAGAACTTGTGAAGCGGCCGAGAGTGGATGTTGCCCTTCCGATCAAAGGTAATACCGCGGCATTCGCGAGCCCAATCCTTGTTTTCACCGGTAAAGGTTTCGCCAGTCGAGATGATGTACGAAACGATCGTATAGCCGAATTCGTTGGTGATAAAGCCAATTTCGGGTTGATGACCCACTTGAGCGCGAAGTTCATCGAGGTGGTTGATAATCGGGAAAGTCATGTTCGCATCTCCAAAAATTTGATGCAATTATATCAACTTCCCCTGAAAAGTAAACTGGGAACTTAAAAAGTTCCCAGTCAAAGTATTCGAAAGTGTGCTCTTATTTTAGGATCACAAAGACGAGAGACATGACAGAAAGTACACATGAAGCAAAAACTGCTGCAGCAAGGTACTTAATTTGTTTGTTCTGTTTTGCGTCCATCTCAGAAAGAGTTTGAGTTATTTCTTCTCTGGTTATGGCGTTATTGCTCATTATTCTCATGGTTATTCCTTATTTGTATGGTATAGGTTTTAGAAGTGGAGAAATTAAAAGGTCTCTCGGTGTAATTCTGCTAGTTGTTTCATTCAAAAGAGGAAAACCTCCTTGCTTGAACGACCAGGCAACCAATTCGCTACAGAACCATTTGTCATCGTCTTCCCAATTTCGTTCGCGCAGAACAAGACCAAAAATTCCTGCCCAATCGTAGGGTTTCCCTTCTTGGGTCATAGCGATATCGATGATAGATTCTGGCGCATCAACTTGAAAACGCTCAATTCTTGTGTAGTTTTCCGCATCATGCAATCTAACACCTCCACCGTCTTGGGTAGCTAATGCGCCAAACAGCTTACCATTCGGTAAAACAAAATCAACATGTGATGCCCAAGACCAAGTGAAGAATTGGATAGCTTTTGATGAAATGTGTTTAGTGGTGCTAAATTGTAAAGTGATCATTTTACTGTCCTGGAGGAGTGTTTGCAATAATTTGCGAAGCTCTTCCGGCAGCTAATAGTCCTACTTGTTCCAAAAACTGAATACCAGCGGATACGTCAGGTAGATCAAGTTGAACCTCACCGGAAACTTCCAAATCTTTCATGATCGTCGAAAGCACTGCTTTGTTTTGAGCAGAAATATTTGGATTCATCGCGAAGTTATCAATATTTACACGCTCGGTGAAAGTAAACAATTTTCTGAACTGGTACTTAGTGAGCACTCGTTCAGGTAGGGCGTTAGGATTTGCAGCAATCCATGTGTCTAGGACAGACTTTGGTGGGATTGGCTCGCCACTGTCCCACACCAAGTTTTCATACACTGATCCGTCATCGGTTGAGTGGCATTGAACAAGAGGAAATCCGATGCTGATTGCGCTTAAGTAAGAATGAGACATTATGAGTACTCCGAAATTCTAATAGGGGTTGTGGTAGTTCCACCGTTGCTTGCGCCAGCGTTCGTCTGGTTCAAGTACCAAGTAGCGCTAGCGTTTACTCCAAGTCTAATAGTGTAGGTAACTGGAGAAAGAGTGTTTGGTGTATCAAACGCCTCAATGTTTAGGTTGACAGGTCTACCTGCAGTAACGTTAGTGACGTTTGAATAGACACAAAGGTTATCCCTAAATAGTGCCACCCCAACGTTGCGGTTGCTGGTATTGCTATCAACCATGAACGTCGCGCTGAAGCTGAATTTAGATGACAGTGATAACGGCGTTGTGGTAAACGAGGCAATTTGAGCGCCTTCAGTAATCAGCGGCAAGTTATTGTCGAGCGTAAGCACGGAGGTTCCCGACATTCTGCCAACAAGAATGAAGTGGGTTTTGAGAGCTTGACCTACGTCCTGAATGAATTGCGACACGCTTACTTGGTTGATCAACGCGTCTAGTTCGGCCTTCGTTGGCTTCGCATTTCCATTAAGGCTGAATACGATGCTGTCATAATTTTCAGGGTCAGAATACCCTAACACCGCTAAAGACGGATAAAACTGCTTTAGCACAGTGATGTAGTTGATTTCGTTATACTCAAATCGCATGGCTATTATCCGTAGAAGTTAGGAGATTTGTTTTTGGTCGTTAAACCAGTTGATTGGTAATGCAAATCGACAGTGAACAGGAACGGCGCTGCCGAGCTTCCACCGGTAATGGTTGGAATAGTGACCACGTTGTAGTTGATCAAGAACAGGCCGTCAACTTCAATGTTGTTGGTGTTTATTCTTCCGCCTGCCCCACCGGCTGCTGAAAGTTGGATTTCATCAACACGATGGATGTACTGTGGAGAGTTCGTAATGTTGAGCGATGGAACGTTCAGTGATAGTGTCAATGGAGAAGAGAAAGCTATTTGATTGTGCCCCTTCGCATAGGTGACAGTGAAATCAACTCTAAACGCACCAGAAATGTTGGTGCCGTTATGACCCCAATGCACGTGAATGAACAAATCCGTGCCTGGTGCGTAGTCATGCGGAACGTGGAAACGTGTATCTCCTTGATCGTTTGCAATGTACGAATATTCTCTGATTGACCCAACAAAGTTTCTTAGTGTCGGCGCATTGGTTCCGCCAGTTCACGGAGTGACATCACCAGTAAGGTCATGCCACCCATAGGAGTTTTCAATTTTTATCCCGATACCTGATGTTTTTGGAAAGCTCAACGACCCTAAAATGTTATCGCCCGCTTTATTGAGAGGGACAAAACCTAAATTATCAATTATCTGTTGGTATGATCCTGCAGCCCCAGAAGATGCTGCAACCCAACTTGAGCCATTATGCACCATTAATCCATCGGTGGTATGGAAAAATAGTTCGCCAATATTTGGATTTATTGGGTACTCAGCCCCATGGGCCGCCGTCAGATTTTTAACATCTGATCCTTCTGAAAGTGTAACGTTTCCATAAATTTTCATTATTTTCCTATTAACGCCTGCCAGATACATCTATGCAACTGCAGGTCGTCACACAGAAATATAAAATACCTGGTATTTATTTAGAAAACGTCAAAATGGTTCTTTAACATATCCACCATTAAGGATAACGAAACGCTCGATTGATGCAAAACTTAATTTAGATTCAGTAAATTGAGCGAGCTTATTATTAAGCAATCGATGCTTAATAATTGGAAAAACGATTGTGATACGCTCATTATTGAGCGTAACGATTTCAGAAACAAATTGCATTTTACGCACGATGTCCTAGATATTCTTTATAGATACGGAGGAAAATTTTACGATCAAATGTAGTGGAACCCACATCACGGTGAAGATCGAGAATTTCGTCTAACATATAGATATTTTTATCTTCGTCTTCAACTATCATTCCTTTAGATACACCAAACTTTTTGTTGTGTAGTTTAACTGAAGCGACCTTTACCTTTTTGCTTTGTTCGAATTTTTCGTGACCTTCTTCAACTTCTTTGGTAGCAAAAACTGTGATGGTGTCATGCGGTTGTGGGAGGTGGATTTTACGTTTCACTCTTCCCATAGCGTTGAAGGTCTTATTAGACGAAGAGAATTCTACTCGAACACCATTGATCTTTTCAATATCAAAGAAATATATCGTGATAAAACCAGAAGATTCGCCTTCAGATTTGCAGTAAACCGCAGGGCCTTTAGTCTTAAAGTTGTTGTAACCAGCAACTTGAAGTTCTGCTCCATCTTTTGTTTCGATGTTGTCATTTGGTAGAGGGACGATAATCATGATTAAATCTGAAATACGTTGATTTCCACATTCTTAATAAAGTTTTTGTGGAATTTGTTAACACGGTTTTGAAGCTTATCGCTCAAATCTTTTTGTCTACCTGGTTTGCGTTCTTCATCATGACATGAGCAGTAGAAATTGAAGGTGATACCATTCTCTCGTTTGATTTCAACCTTTTCGATTTTTACTGACGCTAATTCTTCCTCAGCGGAATGAATTACGAAATGCTCAATATTGTCATCAAGACCGTAGATGTCATTGATTTTCATCTTCGATTTCGTCGATTAGGCTTTCGGCTTCAATTTCTTCAAGTTCACGAAGATAACTTTTGAAGCTAATTCTTTTAGCACGGTTGTCTTGCATTTCAGAACTTTCGTTAAAACGTCTTTTGTTGTTCTTGAAACGAGAAATAATCTTCTTTTGCTTAGCAAGGTAGCCGTCGCTATTAACGTTTTTGGATGACATGTTAGTCAAAACTCCTGCGTTGAAACATATTTTATTTATCGAAAACTGACTTAAGATGTCAATTTTATAAAAGGTTTTATTTTTCCTTGGGTGATTCGCTCTATAGCAAGCATATCCCTTGTTATTTTACCGTGGTAAATGCATTTCGCTGTAGTTCTGTCAAAGAAAATAAAGTCATGGTTTCCTATTGGGGAATTTACTACACTATCAAAATATCTATCTTCGATTTCCTTAAAGTAGCTTGGAGTTTTCGTTGAGGCCTTATCCATGGCCTCTTGAATTTTTCTTGCAAAATCAATATCAGATCGCTTGCAGATTTTTGTATTACCGACATAAACATCACCGTTAATTACTTTGAGATTGATCGTAAATTCATCAACGTTCAACGCAATTTTACGTAGCTCTGTTATTTTTGTTCTGGTAATTTCGAGTTCGTTCTCTAGTAATGCGGGATTATTGGTATGGTTTACGAAGTTTCGAACTTCAAACAGGAACTGATGATTCGGTTCGCTAGCATCAGCACCAAATCTAAAGTCGTAATACCAATTGGGTTTATTTGAAGGTCTGACGGCTTTCACTTCAGCTAAAGGTTTACCATCAACATGCGCGTCAATTTGCGATTTAAACCCGGACAGGGCAAGATTATCGCAAAGAAAATATAGCAGAATTTCCCCAGGTCCAAAACCAGTGATGGACATATTTAGAAGCTTTTTTGACTCTAAGGGAAATGATTCAACGAAAAGATTTATTTTGTCTGGGATATTAGGAAGAGAAGGATTAAAAAAGAATCCTTCAACTTCCCAATTTTCCAGTCCTAATGCACTTATTATTTTTCTTCTTATTTCTGCCTTATTTTCAACCGACATAAAGTCAGATGAATTAAAGGTGTGCAATTTTTAGTTCTTTATGCTAGTTGCTCGATGCGCTTACGAAGGTCAGCAACCTTTTTGTCGTAAGAACGGCCCCAAGTTTTGATGCTAGATAGAAGTTTTCTACCGATTGAACGTGCAAACTTTAGGATTGCGTCAATAGAGAAGTCTTCTTTTAGGTCGACGCGAAGTTGAGGAGCCTTAGCGACTTTCAACTTTTCTTCGACCTGGGTATTTGCTTCGATGATTTCATCGATCTTGTCCTTTAGACCTGGGACTAGAGCGGTGATGTCTTTGATGATCTGTTCGTAGTTGACTTTTTCGGTCTTCTCAATAGAATCTGGTTGGCGCTTACCAATCAAAATAGTCATTGAGCAGGTTTCAACAATACGAGTATAGATTTCATCAGCTGCGTCAAAGAATTCGATTGCTTCTTCTTTGATTTCAGCGTTTAGCTTATCAGTTGCTTTTGATAGCTCATCAGTCTTTTCTTTGAGTTCCTTAAACTGTTTTGCAAGTTTAGTGAACTTACCAGATTCGTTGCCAGATAGAGCAACGGTGACTTTATCAATAGCACCTTTAGATTTTTTCTCGGTGTAAGGTAGGTCTGAACGACGTGCTTCGGTTAGCAGGTCTAGAACCAAATCGGCGATTTTCTTTTCCATGGAGTCCTCAAGTTAAAAGATGGGTTAACCTGAGGATATTTATTACATTTCGCCTGGCTCATCATCCCAATCGTCGTTTACCCCACAACTTTTAACTTGATCCCAAAGGATCATTGTTCCATCTGGTAGCCAATCACCAGTATGGAGATACGAACAGTACGCGCCATCATAATGTCCTTGATATTCAGCATACTCTTTGGGTAACGGCCCATGAATTTTCTCTGAATAATGCTCCCAAAACGGGCAACACCTAATTTTCATACGCCACCCATAAGTTGGACATGTTTCAACACCCAATGAAGTGTAGCAGTATGGGCCTTGCGGAATTAGGGATTCTGCCCGTATGAGAGGATATTCAGTCATTAACCGTTTCCAGAGAAAGAAAGAGAATCAAGTTGAATTCGCATTGCGCTTGTGACGCAGCCGATTACGTACGGCTTTTTGCCGAGATTTTGGATAACTTCAGCAGGAACATCAAGAGTGGCAAACTGTTGGCCGTCTACTACAGCTGTTAGTTTAGATTCGGCATACGTCAAAACTAAGCTGAAGAATGGTCCACTCGTTGGAGATTCAGCAACTTCAGGAGCGACAGCAGGAGTACTTAAATTTGCGGTCGAAACTTCTTTAGCTTTAGAGACCAGCTCTGGTGAAGACACATTAAACTTGCACATGTTCGGCGTGACGTTTGAGATTCCACCGGGTAACGAGGAAACTGAAGACAAAATACTTGACTTGGTGTTTCCAGATGCTGATCCAAGTATTGAGCTTGCTGAGCTCTTTAGGCTATCAACTTTAGATGTCAGGTCTTTCAATGTTTCAGGCGTAACCATAGAAGAAAGAGCACCTGTAACAAATCCAACTTTACTACCCAACGATGCGAGTTGTGTAGACGCCGTCGAAATCGCACTATTGACCGCCGTTAAAGCTGCTTGGCCTGCTGCAGAAATTACTCCATTTGCCGCTGAGTTTGCAGAGGTTATGAGCTTATTGAAAAAATCTTTGCTTGACGTTGAACTTAGCCCAGTGCTGCTAAAAATCCCATCGCTATTAGTGTTTTGAACTTCAGCATCTTTCGAAAGTTTTCCGTCCTCAGTGACGTACGGTTCATACGATAGAATTGACGGAGGAAAATAAGCATTCACTGATCTAAACGATTCAAGAGTCCCGTTTACTGCACCAAATGAGTTGTCTTTACCACAATAAATCGCGCAAATAGATGAGGTAACGTCAATTATATCCGGAGAATCTGAAAATGGCTGATTTAGTATCCCAAAATAAGCAACATTGCCATTTTCAGGTTTACGTCCATCGGCCGCCTTCTTGAATCGAATATTCATAGTCCAAGAAGTTAGCTTGGATATTGGTGCCCCTTGAAGGTTTAAGAATACACCGCCATCCTCGTTAATTTTCAGAACTCCCCAGTATTTTTCGTCTGGACCAATACCTTCAAAATCTTGATTTGTCGAAATGTTGAAGACATTAAGCTCTTGGAACGTCTTGATGCTTTTCTGGCTGAAGTCTTCAGCCATTGAAAAATTGATACTCATTCTGGAATCCAAACAAAGTGATTAAAACCGTCGAGTTGCTCATCAATAATTGGAGCAATCTCATTCCAGTCTCCGCCGCCCAACCCGGCACCAATCATTGGGTAATTAATGGTTTCGATTTCAAGTTCTTCGGCGAGTTTTCGAACAATACCGAAAGCTACACGAATTGCGTGGTAGCTAACATATCGTTTACCATCACCACCATAAAACTCTTGGGTGATAGCATTAGCCACGTAGCGACCTGGAAGAACCATGACATTGATAACTTCACCTAGCTTGAGACCGTGTTCCTCGTGATGACGGAGATATTCATAGTAGGCGGCCGGAAAATTGTTGCGAACTACTCGTGCTACCCCACTTCCCATGACGCCCTGAGCATTACACCCATGGACGACCATGGAATTTGGGTAGAGGAAAGAGTCGAAGACGTCTCCCTTAATAATTTCCATCTTTATTCCTCGTCAGCGTGAGTGTGCATTACTGGGATTTCTGGAGTATCTGAATCATCAGCATCATGACGATGCATATTGATTGGCACTGCTTCGAAGAATTCATTCTCGATTGCGTGTAATGCCGCAACGACTCGTTGTTCAAAGGCGACAAAGTTGTCGAGACAATTAGTGACGTTGAAATCCTTGACGTTGATGAAGAACGATGAATGCTTATTCTTGATCTTTTGATCAAACTTTCCATTCCAATGAACAATGATAGGAGAATCCTGTAGACTCTTAAGCTCGATTAGGTAACGAATATCGCCAAGAATACTGCGATATGGATAGATCACCAAGTCGTTTCCTAGTTCGATGGCGCCTTCAAACTTGTCGAAAAGCTTGTAGTGTGCAAGAGTGTAAAACACCTTAGTAGAAAGTGAACGAATTAGAGATTCAGATAGAGAATCAGTGATTCGGAATTTCTCTCCTTGGAGACGTTCCTTGATAACAGGTGAGCTGTGGCTGAATAGCATGGACATTATTTTTCCTCGTTTAGAAGGTTAGCAATATGTTGAAGATCAGAAATCGGGGTCTCATTTGCGCGACCACCATTTTGTTTAACCATCACCGCAACTTTGCTAAGAGATTTGACTTGGTCCTTATTAAATTCAAGATCACCATCCTTATCCAAAAATGCAAAGACCGTTTTCTCTGGTCGCTTATTGCTGTCATCAATAACTTCAGCAATCGAGTAAACTCCAGTCATTTTAGGAGTGATAACATACAAACAGAAGTCACAATCTTCTCGCTCTTTGAGCTCTTGTTTGTAGGCTTCTTCTGTCCAATCGGGGACAACTGGATCAAAGTAGTCGATTGTCAACAAGGGTTTAAGGGTATCGCGCCATGCTGATTCATTGCAGGTGCCACCTAGGAAGACTTTCTTTTTACTGTTGAATTTCTTCTTTAGTTGTTCTTCAGATAGTTCTATCATTTTCATTTGCTAGCTTTATTAGTTGGTAAAGGATTGGAGCATTGTATGGATTTCCATTGCATTTCGCGTAGATTTCCTCAGCTTCTTCATCCGTGATATTTGGATTTTGCTCTTTTAGAAGTTCGAGAGCAATCTCAAAATTGAGAATATGTCCAAGAACTTCTTCCATTACACCGCTACCGGAATCTTCATGAATGGGTGGCAAACATAATCTTCAACGATCAGATCGCCAACTTTGAAATCATCGATATCAGAAACTTCACGGGTGATTTTGATCTTCGCAGTATTTTCCAATTCAGGACGTTCAAGCATTTCGTTCATTTTTTCGATTTGATTTTCGTAGATATGAACATCAACACCCGACCAAACAAGCTTGCCAACTTCTAGACCTGTAACATGAGCAAGCATGTGAGCAAGCATCGCGTAATTGGTAAGGTTAAATGGCAAGCCGATAGGAACATCAACAGAACGTTGAAGAAGATGTAGATTCAACTTACCGTTTACCACGTTACATTGCCAAGTCATATGGCAAGGCGGTAGTTGCATTTCGCTTAGATCAGAAGGATTCCAAGCAGTGACAATCATTCGACGATCAGTTGGATTAGTTTTGATGGTGTTGATTAGATTGCGCACTTGGTCGATTTCTTCAACACGAACTTTTGCGTCAAAGTACGTTGCACCACCTTCAGGATGATTCAAGTAATCCTTATGGCTAACAACTTTAACTTTCTGCCAGTTACGCCATTGAACCCCATAAACTGGACCAAGCTGAGTAGTTCCAGGGCGAACCCAAGAATCCCAAATCTTGACGCCATTTTCTTGAAGGAATGAGATGTCTCCAGTTCCCTTCAGATACCAAAGTAGTTCAATGTAAGCGGCTTCCCAATTGGTCTTCTTTGAGTTGACGATTGGAGTTTCTTTTTGAAGGTCGTAATGGAGTTGAGCACCAAATAGTGAAATGGTACCAATTCCGGTACGGGTATTTGGTTTGTACTCACCGTTTTCTAGGACATTTCGGACTAGGTCGTTGTATGATTTCATTTATCTACCTGCAATCATGAATGAGAAGATTCTTTGGAGGGTTTTTCGTCTGACTCGATTGTCGAATGGACGCTTTGACGAAGAATTCATTCGCCAAAAGTTTCGACAAGACTGAGCCTTAGTCAGTCTATTGCGTTTCATTTTTTATTCTTGTGAATACTTCAATGAGGAATGAGCAAGATTTGTGGAAGTGGAATCCAAATCCTGTTGAGGGAGAACGATCTGCATTTCCTGCCACATTCAAAACTTGAACTTGGTGCTCTATCAGGAATTCGTAAAAAGCTGCAGCCGTTTCTCTTATATATGCTTTATCGTTGTGCAAATTCAGGTTAACATCGAAATACGGTTTGTCATATTTTCGAATGAACTTGAGAGTGCACAATTCTCCTGGCGAACCAAAATTCGTAGCAAGACGAATTGTAGCATCTCCAGTTTTAGCATTTAGTCCCGTTCTCGCTTGATAGTTTCGTTGGACGGTTTCTTCCAGACCGAACATATCACGTAGGATGTCGGGTTTATTTCCTGCTAGGGTACGAAAACCTTGAGGTGCGAAGCCTCCTGTCTGGAATCCACAAGCCTTAGCAGCAAATAGACCAGCTTGGTCGGCTCCAGTTTGACCACCAGAAATGACGGTCCTCAGGCGAGGAATGTTTTCGTACTCGATCAGCATTTTTATTATTTTTATCGCTGGGGTGATTCACAGGAAATCACCCGGTTTCATTTGTGCTCAGTGAGATGATAGGAACATCATCTCTCAGCGCATCACATTGATCAACGCATTGAAAATTTTACGACGATCAACAGCGTACATACCTGCACAGTTGATGCAGTTGTACTCAATAAGGACTAGAGAGCCATCATCAAGCTTTGCAAAATCTGCTACGTACGCAGAATGAGGCTCGTAGTAATCCCTTATGACAGCAAGAAACTCGTTGAGTTGTTGACGCTCAAAGTCCGAAGGAACTTCATAAGTAACCTTTGTTCCGATTTTGTAGATAGAAGAGTCAACAATCTTTCCATTCACAACAAAATTTCTGTACTCTTTCTCGATCTTTCTCAAAGGAGAGATCATAATGACCTCATCATCTGGATTATCAGAGAAATTGGAAGAAAGCTGGTGAGAATAGACTTCCTCATAAATCGTCTTACCCTTTGGGACGATCAGACCAGCAAAAGCTTTAAGGTCTTTGGAGGGTTTGACGAACATTTCTTCCTTCATTGGGAAGTCTTTGAGATAGCCAAATTTACCAAATGTTGCGTGGCCATTCAGCAGCAAATCCTTAGGGATGACGCGAGAATAGAACAATTGGTTAAACATGTCTTCGTCGTACCAAACGACGGCTTCTCTTGGTAGGAAACCCTTCTGCCAAAGGTCGATCACCTTCACTGAACCGTGCATGATGACCTTATCGTAATTCGCAAAGTCTTCGATTCCAGTCATCTCAGTCGTAAATGGGATGATACCAAAATAAATTGGCTCGATACCAATCTCGCGAAGAGACATCTGAAATTCTAGAAGCTCTTCTTCGCGGGTGCAGTTCAACTGGATGCCGACACCGATTTTCATTTTGCGGCCTTTACGTATTCGGCGCCATTAACATTTACCACCGGGGCCTTTTCATCCTTCTTGACGTACTCAACACCATCAATCAGGATCGTGTGGTAGTAAGTGGTAGTCTTTCCGGAAGATTGACTCCATTCGACGGATGTCTCAGTCTTTTTCCCTTGACCAGAGCATCGAACTACGTATAGTTTTGGTCCGTTTGACGAATCGATGGCATGAACCTTGCAATCGCTTAGTTCTGGCGGCATGATGTAAGTAACTTCCTTCGGCTGTTGCGGCTCGCAGGCAGTCAGAAGGATAGCAGAAAGAAGAAGGATAGCGTGGTGTTTCATTTTAATTTCCACAAATAGAGGCAACTTTACAAGCGATCATTCGAGAGGTAGAACAATCATCTTCACCAAAGCATGGAGGTTTTGGGAGATTTCTACGGCACTCGCTCAGAAAATTCTCAATAGGAATACCAAAGCGAGGGTCTTCCTTGAAAATCGGCCCCCATACTTCAGCAAACTTTTCAAAGATCGCGATTTCTTCTGGGGTACGATCAATTGTTGTTGGTTTGAACATTTTCTTCCATCTCTGGGAGGAGGGCGAACCCTCCTTGACCCATTGAATTTCCATGACGGAACCCACCAACTACGTCATAATGACCAGGCGGAAGACCTTCCTTCATGCAAGTGTAGCTGATATTTCCCTCAAAGGAATCGTCATCCTTAACAAGCTGTGCCAATTCCTCTAGGAGTTCAACAAGACCGCGTTTGTCAAGAATCAAAACTTTAGCTCCTTCAATTCCTTAATGTACATCTTCTGGGCGGTGGTAGTTCTGTAGTACTCGAGAGTTTTCTCAAGTTCAACAATGTCAGCTTCAAGCTTTTCGATCTGGTCCTTGGTCAAGTTATAGACTCGAATAGACATGAGTTCATCAATGTGGACGAACTTTTCCTTCTTCAGGCGTTCTTCAATTTCTGCCTTCTTGCTGGTGGAGAACCATTTTGCGTTGGCAATGTAGAACTTTATGAAGCGAATCTTTTCGTTCGCCAGGTCAAGGTCTGCCTGATATTGATCAATCAGTTTGAGACGGCGGATTTCATACTTTCCAGTGCGGAACTGAACGAACCAAGTCAGAAGTTCATCGACAGACTCGAACTTCTTGAGACGACCATTGTCAAGCCAGACAGTAACGTTTTCCGTTTCACGGGCTACCAACTTGAAAATCTTCAATAGTTCTTCTTGGCTATTGGAAGTCGTTTCACGAGGGCACTTGATCGTGAACAGGGTAAAGGATTCCTTTGAATCGTCAGAGTAGTCCTTGATGATACCCTTTTCTTCAAGAGAGTTGAGCACTTCACGATAGGCCTTGGTGTAGGAACCAATCGGCAACTCAGTAATCTTGATGGTGGTAGTGTTAACAACTTCAAGCTTACCAGTGAAGACCGCTTGGTCTCCTTCCTTGGTGATGGTGCCAGTAAAGCCATTGTACCAAGGAATCAACTTCGTGCGCTTCGCCTTCGGATCAAGGGCAGCCAGACATTCCTTACGAATGTCTTCTGGATTGTAGTTCAGAATCGTGCAAGCAAAGCCGGTTCCCATACCCTTTGCACCATTGATTAGTACATTAGGAATGATCGGAAGGTAGTAATCAGGCTCAATCTGCGAACCATCGTCTTCAAGATAGTTGAGGATCATTTCATCCTCTCGCTTGAAGATTTTCCTGAAGTTGTCATTCAGCCTTGTGAAAATGTAACGAGGAGCGGAAGCGTCAGGACCGATACGAGAACCAAACTGACCAATTGGGTCGATGTAAGGCATGTTGTTGGCGCCAGGAAAATCCTGAGCCATGTTGACCATTACGCCAGACAGGTCGCCGTGGTGGTAGCACGAAATTTCCATGATACCAGCAGAAGCGATGGAGACCTTCACTTCTTGGTTGTTGAACTTCTTGATCATCCCATAGATGACCTTACGCTGAGACGGCTTGAAACCATCTACTCCAGACGGGAGGCTTCGCTCACAGTCATAAATGGAGAATTCACGTACTTCGTCACGAAAGACGTCAGTAACTCGTTTTTGATTTGCCATTATTTATCCTCCAATTGCAGCCATTCTTTACGCTTGTCAGCTGCACCATTTTCTTTTCCAAAGACCAGGTCAATTATATCATAGTCTGAGGAATCTTGAACTTGAATTTGCACAAGGTGCTTATCCATATTGTTGAAGTAGCCTTCAAAGTCCTTAGCGGTAGAAGAACCAAGACCTTTCAAATAGCGTACATTGTAACGCTTGTCTTTGTTCTCGTCAGCCCACTTGGAGAATTCGTTCAAGGAGTAGAAAAGTTTTTCGGTCTTTCCAATCTGGACCTTCATGATCGGAGTAACGAATTTATGGAAGACGCCCATTTCGAGGAGTTCTGGCCAGAACTTCTTGATCAAGGCTGAAAGCAGTCCGAAGATATGCTGACCGTCAGCATCCGCGTCAGTACACGAGACGATTTTACCGAATCGGAGTTCTGATAGGTCTTTCACCTTCTTGCCGATCTTCAAACCGGTGATCGCGAGGAGGTCAACGAATTCCTTGTTCTCCATCAGCTTCTTGACGTCGGTACCCATCGCATTGATTGGCTTACCCTTGAGAGGATAACAACCAATTAGAGGTGTACGAGCAGAAAGGATGGCGTTCGAAGCGGAATCACCCTCACAGATGAACAACATACATTCATCACGCTTTTCTTTCTCGGTTGCGTCAGTAAACTTGGTGATCTTGCGAAGATTCGCCTTATTGAGGTCCTTGTTGAGCTCACGTTCTTTTGCGCGATTGGCAGCATCTTCCTTAGCTTGAACCCAATCGAGAACCGACTGAATGACTGGAGATTTGACCAGTTTGGCGATCATCTTGTCAGTCACAGTAAAGGTAGTACCAAAGTCCTTCTTCTCGGTGATCAGGTCTTCCTTAGTCTGAGAAGAGTAACGTGGCTTGACAATAGTAGCATCAATGAAGAGCAACAAATGTTGACGAATGTCAGCAGGCTTGACTTCAACCTTGTGCTTCTTCTTGAAATGCTCACGAAGACGATCGGTGATTTGGTCAGAAACGTAGCTGATATGGTTACCACCGATCAGAGTTTCAGTGCCGTTGACGAAAGAGACGTGACGGAAGCCATCATCAGAATGTGCTACACCAACCTTCCACTTGTCAGAATCTTCAAAGACGAATTCTTCGGTATAGAACTTGATGTAGTCCTCAAAGGACTTGATCTTGATCTGTTCGCCGTTCAGATAGACCTTCAGCTTTGGATTACAGCCAGCGACGTCATAGACTCGCTTGACCAAACGCTGATAGTTACCTTCATCTAGACCTTGAAGACCGAACTTCTCATAGTCAGGAGTGAAGGTGATCTTAGTGTAATGCTTGGTAGAGTCAGAGATTTTTGGCTCTGTCTTCTTGCGAGAGTTTTCCAGATGTGTCTGAACAAACTTCTTCTTGCCATCGCACGTCTCAACGTTGAAGGACTTTGAGAAGATGGAGGTCAATGCGGCGCCTTCGCCATTCTGACCGGTCAGGACAGAATCATCATCGTCATCAAAGTTGGAGCCTGAACGAAGTTCGAAGATCATCTCAGGTACATATTGATCGTACTCAGAATGCTTCTTAACCACGATACCGCCATCATCATAGACAGACAGTTCACCGGTTTCTTTGTTGATTTCAGCTTTGACGGTAGTTACATGCTTGCCTTCTACGGTCTTCGAAAAGTCGACCGAGTTAGAGATGATTTCGTCAAAGATCTTGAGGAGAGCTGGACACCAAGTGATTTCGTTTTGAACCATTGCAACTTCTGAACTAAGAGAAGTTCCATTGGTTTTAACTACCCAAGTAGTTGCAGTATGCGGATTAATTGAGCCGATGTAACGACCAGGTCTGAGAAGAACGTGAGAGATTTCATCTAATTTTTTAAACCGAGCTTCAACAGTTTTTGTTTTTTGCGTCATTGCTTTCCTTTGTGAATAAATAACTTCATCAAGCTTACCAAATATTTATTCGGAGGTTTTTATGTTTTTACAAAACAAATACACCAAATGGTACTATGAAATTATAAAACAAGCCAGTGAAGATGTAAACAGAAGTTCTTCTTATATATCCTTAGAAAAGCATCACATCTTACCAAGAAGTTTAGGAGGCGAAGATTCCGTATTTAACCTCGTTTCGCTTACACCAAGGGAACACTTCATTTGTCATCTATTACTAACTAAAATGTTGACTGGTGAAGCAAAATCAAAAATGGTTTATGCGCTTATGCTAATGAAGTCTAAATCAAGGTGGTTAGATAGAGAAAATACAACTAAATATTCGTTCAAGTTTAAAAATCTTTATCAACAAATTGAATTTACAGAAGAGCATCGGAAGAATTTATCTATTGCTCAGATAGGAAAGAAGCGAGGTCCTATGTCAGAAGAACATAAAAGAAAAATTTCTGAAGGTAACAAAGGTAAGAACGTAGGAAAAATTCGTTCAGAAGAAACTAGACAAAAATTATCAGTGGCGCACACCGGTAAAATTCTTGGTGAATACTCTGAAGAGCATCGAGCTAATATTAGTAAAGCACTAAAAGGAAAGGAAAAAACAGAATCTCATAGAGCTAATATTAGTAAAGCCACTACTGGAAAAAATAGAAGCACTCATTCAGATGAAACTAAAAGAAAAATGAGCGAATCTCATAAAGGTAAACCTAAAGATTTTTCTAAAATTTCAGACACTGATAGAAAAAGAAGAAGTGACCAAATGAAGGCACTCAGGGCCCGACAAAAAGCGGAAAAGCTAGCTAAGTTAGCGATCGGGCACAATTAAAACCTAGAGTTTCCATTACGCGCACTCCGATTCGAATTTATCGTCAATAACCCATTCTCCAATCGAAGCTGAGTAGCGAGCTCCACAATACCGCTTAAAGTAATCTAGAGATTCGCAAGGTAGGATCACGTTCCGCATGAATTCATCTAATCCATGAGAAACGACAATCCTACCTTTCTCATCTAAACAAGTGATGAGGACAATCATTCAATCATGTCCTGCATCAAGCGCAGAAAAGAAATCGCTTCACCGACGTATTGACGTTCAGTAGCGTACTGAGTATTGATGTTGCCCAGCTTTGCAATCAAGTCAGGAATTCGTTCTTTGACATTGTTCATCACATGTCTCGGGAGACGACGTTCAACTTTTGGTTCGAGAACAGGAGGCATTGGTGGGAATTTTTCAGTTTTTATCATTAGAAGTCTTCAAACTTGTTTGCAGGTTCAATAAAGATAGTTGTGAATTGCGGGAATTTTTCAGAGATACTTTTTTCGATCGCGTCAATATCTTCAATGATCTTCTTCGCATCTTCTTTTTCGACCATTCGGACCCGCATAAGGAGAACCGCTTCACTACCCATTTGCAAGGTTGTACAATCGTAAGTGTGTTCGATTTGGTCGCACTTATGAAAGATATGTTCACGTAAAGCTCGACGAACTACCGGGTCTACTGATTGACCAATCATCAAAGCCTTGATTTCAAGGAACAAAAACGCGGCAACAGCAACAAGAAGAATACCAACAAATAACGAACCAATCGCATCAAAGATTGGGTTTCCTGTAGCCCACGCAATCGTCAAAAATACTAAAGCAGTTGCAAGACCAACCAATGCTGCTAAGTCTTCAGCAAAGATCACCAGAAGTTCTGGACTTCTAGTCTCTTTAAAGAACCATTGAAAGGATTTTCCAGGGTGAAGGGCCTTGATTTCTTTTAAGCAAATCAAGAAGGATCGGCCTTCCATGATGACACCAAAAAGAAGGATACCAATGGCCCATTCAACGTTCTTCAACGGCTCAGGAGCCAGAACTTTGTGGATACCTTCGTAAACCGAATAAACCCCGCCCAATGAGAACAGAACTAAGGCAACGATAAATGACCAAAAATAGACGTTCATCCCATAACCAAGAGGGTGGTTGACGTCTGCTTCTTTTGCTGAGGATTTTACGCCCCACATTAGCAAAAGTTGGTTACCACAATCAGATGCTGAGTGAATTGCTTCAGCCATCATAGAAGCGGAACCGGTAGTTACCGCACCAAAGGTTTTTGCGGCTGCAATGGAAGCGTTTGCCAACATTGCAGCCTTAATACTGTCACTGCTCATATGGGTTTGATTTTACCTTTATAGAAATTAAGAGCACTTAGGCTCCAAAATGATTGACAAATATTCGATTGCGTCAATCTTCTTTTCGAAGAACAGAAAAAGCTTTTTCTGTCCCTTGAATTCTTGCACTGAGATACCCAGAGTTCTGAACCCAGGCTCTCGTTTCCAGACCGAGTAGCCCCAAACAAAATGGCCGCTAATGTGCGGGCTAGTCTTGATCTTGAGGCAATGAACAGATGGATGTGAATCGTATCCGTGCACACACCACAAAATCTTGTCCAAATTCTGAGGATCGTTTGGGTCTACTGCTAGACTTTCAAGTTCTCTTTTAGTTCTTGACATTATATACCTTCTGGGAAATTTTGTACAACGTTACCATAGAAGATGTTGGTTCCACCATCTAGGCCGCCAGTTTGCTTGAAGAAGAATGGAATGCCTTTAAGCTTACATTGAATGTAAATCTTGTATGCCCAGTCCATTTCCATTGGTCTAAAGTTTTCTCCAGATTCTCCACCAACTATCACCCAATGGATACCATCAAGATTGAGTTCGCCTAAATCTTCTAGCAGGGGCTCAATAGAAAGAAATCGAACTTTTGCTGGGATCTTACGAAGATGCTCAATCCTTGGGAGACCGTGTTTCTTGTTGCCGACTGAAACACCAATTGCGACATTCTCGTATCCATCTCCCCAATCTGGTGGTAGGTATTTCAGAATGTTTGGTGAGCGTTTTGTCAACATCAACCAGGATAGGTTTGGCGTTTCTTTGATGAGAGTCCATAGGCGCTCACGTTGTCCTTCAGGTGCGTTCTTGTCGGCCCAATCCATCATTGACCCACAGAAAACTCGACGCTTGCGGTAATGCTTCATGTAGAATTCTTCGTGGTCGCGATTCCAAATACGCGGATTTCGCCAGTTTCCAGAAGACATTTTACGAGGAAGAGAACGAATACCCCAATGATTCCCGCCGGTCGATAGGTCGAGAGTTTCCGCATAACAATGTTCGCATTCAGGACCAACCTTTACGCAACCCCACCACGCATTGAAGGTGCTATCAGTCCAGGCAATTCCAGTTTCTTCAGCCATTTCATTTCACCTTTTCAAAACCGATACACTCACCGGTTAGATTTAGGAACGTAAGACCTTTGTTGTTCTTTTTACAGACTTGATAGGTCCAAAATTTGGACTGATCAGGAACTTTTGGGAGGTCCGCGGGATTTCCTTCAAACCGACCAGACCAGTCCCTAAAAATATAACCGTCACAATAGTGTCTAACGTTATGTTTGCAGTCTTCGCAAAACACCTTTTCTTTTTCAGCCATTCTTTCCACCGTTCATCATGTCAATCTTGTTTGCTAGCGCGCGAAGTGAATCTGAATCCATCGGCTTTCGGGATTTACCAACAATGAACTGGTGAATTCCATCCTGTTTTCTGATGGTTCCTACATGCTCATTGTTGATAAACACACCGAGAACATCCGGCAGCATGGTGATGAAACCCATTTCACGCATTTTCTTCTCCAACCGGAAACAGCATATGTGGACGGACGTTTACAGTCTTCGCGTCCTCATGGGAATCACGATCGATCGGCTTTCCATAGAGGAAGTGATTAACCCTTTTGATGTTGAGGGTAACCATTCCCGTTTTGGTCATCTTATCGGCCCTTCCAACGGCAGTCTTTGACCAACCGCTAGAAGTAGTTGAATAGCCATACAAAGTCCCCAATTGAATTGGATTACGCAATGCGTCGAGTGGTTCAAATGGTTCAGACATCGAGATTTTTCCTTACCAGATTAATGTACTCGTGGATGTCACAATTACGAACAATGCGATGCAGTTCTGGATCGAACATCCCATAACGATCCTTGATCGGACGAAAATCACGCAGATCATCCACCTTGAAAATCATGGAGGCGAATTGAGTGGTAATACGATCAGGCTCTTCATCAACCAACCGGAACACCCGGAATGAATGTGCCATAGTAAAGATGACCATCCATCCACCAAGAGTTGCGACTTCAGTTTTCTGCTTCGGCCAGATACAATCGCCCTTCCCGCAAAAGGGCGATTTGATTTGAGGATTACATTTACACATGACGTTCCTATTAGTTGGTGCGAATGATGTATTCGGCCAGCGCTTTCCAGTTGTCAGCACCACCATTCCGAATCTTAGCAACCGAGATCAGGGACCGAAGGGTAAGGTCGCGAACAACGAAGCGCTTTTCCTTGAGGAATTCCAAAGCATCACGCTTATGTTCGATCGGCAGGTTGGCCATGAATTCTCCACCCTCGACGATCTTGGCCATACGCTCAATCTTTTGATCAACCGTCATCGACAGATCAACACACATTGAACGGGAGCGAATAGCCTGATCAACGTGGTGGTAAGACAAGTTGCTGATGAAGATGATCTGGCCTTCGAACTTGAAAGTCCGCGGCAGGTCAGAGAAGGGGTTTTCAGAATACCAAGAAACCCAGCGGTCATCGTAGCTATCGGCGGCAGCCTTGATCAAGTTGACAGCATTAGCATCCTTTTGAATGGAGTCGCAGTCATCGAAGATACAGATCTTGTCGCGATTTTCGTAGAGGATGCGATACAAAGCCTTAGCAGTCGAGTAACCCTTGATGAAGATGAAATCGCCCTTATTGCGGAGATTTGGCATCTTCGGCTCTTCAGGCATCTTCGGCTCGCCGAGACCAGTACGATTCGGCTTCGACGTGATCTTGATATACTGCTTCATTGCTTCTTCGTAAGCAGCGACGGCAGTCTCATACTCAGACTTTACCTTTTGCAGATCGTCTGCGTGGTTTGCGACATCATCCAAACCCATTTCAGTGATGACCTTCTTAACAGTGAAGGTCTTACCAAGACCGCCTTCACCAGTAATCAGAAGAGAAGGAATGTTTTTCTGGACGATCATGCGAACCAGAGATTCCAGGAATTCGAAACGGGTGTTGATGTCGAATTCGATAGCATCTTCTTCAAGGCGCTCATCAGTGATGATGCCTTCAGTCGTCATGTGAGATTCTTCTTCGACGTCGTAAACGCCGAGTTCCAATGCTCGTGCACAGTCTTTGTTGCGAATCTTTTCGACGACATATTCCTTCGAGAAGGACTTTGCCAGAAGACGACCATTGTAACGAGCGACGTACTTACCTTCTTCAAAGGTGAGCTTTGCGATGCGGCGTTCGGTGGTTTTGGTCTCAGTCATCATTTTCCCTTTCATCGTAATTTCGATTTGTGCTGCAGTATGAGATGAATTATATCACGACGGCCAGAAAAGTAAACTCAAAATTTGAATTTCACAAAAAGAAAAAGGGAGCCGAAGCTCCCTTTCAAACTCATAGAGCTTTTAGCCCAGGATACCACCATAGCCAGTAACGAAAGCGTCAAGGCCGAGGTTGTAGCCGGCACCGACAGCCTTGAAGGCGTAGGCACCATCTTCACGCTTGTACACGGAACCGAACTGAACTGCGGTTTCAGTCGAGAAGTCTTCGCCCAGATCGTAACGAGCGATCAGATCGCCAGTTTCGTCGTTGTACAGAGCGATGTGGGACTTCGGAACTTGGCCGAAGTTTTGACGGCGATCGATAGCGTCGTGGATCGTGACGATGAAGGAAATTTCATCGATCTTCTTGTCCAAGGCGGTCAGGTCGATGGTAATGGTTTCGTCACCACCGGAAGCTTCGCCCTTACGGGAATCACCAGAGTGAACGATAGCGCCGTCGATGGACTTTTCGTTGTTGTAGAACACGATGTAGTCCGGATCAGTCTTGCGACCAGCAAGCTTCGGATTGCCATCGGCATCGAGAGTCAGACCAAAAGCGGTAACATCGAGGTCGAAATCATGACCAGTGTCAGTAGCATTCGGTGCCCAACCTAGACCGACGCGAAGACGAGTCAGAGACGGTGCTTCCTTAGCCAGGTTGATACGAGAGCCTTTAGCCAGATTAATTGCCATGTTTCATTTCTCCTTAGTTAGTTCATCAAAAAATTAGGGGTAAAACGTAAAAAGAATTCTATTTCAAAAACGGAAATTTGTAAACTGTTTTATTCAATCCAATTCAAATCGTGTTTGTGGTTGGTGTCATAAACAGCGAATTCAATCTTTGGAAGTTTTTCAAGCGTTAGATGTTTGGAATACATCGTCTTCAAAATCTGGTCAACAAGAAGGCTGAAATCCTCGTTCACTTTGTCATACGAACGATAAGTCGCCATTTGGATGTAAGAACCATCAGAACGACGCTTGAAAACATTCTTACTCAAATGTAGATTGAAGGTCTTAGCAATTTCTTTCAGATTATCTACGTCTTCTGGATAATTAATCACTACACCAAAATGAGTTTCGAAATGGGAACCTTCAAAATGAGATTGACCGTTATGCTCACTGGGCGCAAGAGGATGCCAAGGAACGGTTTCAATTTTTGATCGGATAACTTCGAAACCAGCCTTAGTAAGAAGAACGCAAATGCTAACCATTGCAGCTTTTGCTTCTACGACCGTCTTATCATAAGTTGAGATTGTTGATGAAGTCATCACTTCACACAGAACATCACCAGATTTCTTTTGCAGATCGAGGATGATAGATTTTACACCTAGTTCCTTGCACACATCCTGGAATCTTTCAACTTCATTAGTTCGAACAGTAACGTGAATTTCATAATGCAACATATTGATTCCTAATGAAAAAGGGAGCCGAAGCTCCCTTTTCTTTGTGTCTTAGTTTTTAGGCTTTGGAAACTTCGCCTTCAGCTTCTTCTTGCTTCTTGGCATAGATCGAGTGGATCACACCAGCCGCGATGATGGCAGCAGAAGAAAGACCGACGATGGCTTCAGGGATATGCATGAAGGTACCGATGAACATCGTAGCAGCCAGTACACCGATTGCCCAGAATGCCGAGTGCTCGAGGTAGGCAAATTCGTCAAGGGTGCCCTTATCAACCAACATCAGGGTCAGCGACCGCACAAACATTGCACCGATACCAAGACCTGCAGCGATGATGAAGATGTTGTTGGTCAAAGCGAAAGCACCGATTACGCCGTCAAAGGAGAACGAAGCATCGAGGATTTCAAGGTACATGAACATTGCGAAGCCAGATTTTGCCATGGCGGCACCACCAGAGTGATTCACCATTTCTTCTTCGCTGGATTCCATTAGAGCACCGAATCCGTCGGCGATAATGTAGGTCACGATACCAGCCAGGCCGCTCAACCAGAAGGACAAGTGTTCTTCAGACGGCAGGAACTTGGTAACAGCATACATCGAAGCGATGGTCAAAGCGACTTGTACGGCTTCAATTTTACCAATGGCGGCCATCGGCTTTTCAATGATACCAATCCAGTGGTTGTCCTTTTCTTCGTCGACAAAGAACTTCCAGAACACCATTGCCAAGAAGGCACCGCCGAAACCAGCAACCTGCAGATGCGCAGAAGTCAGAGTTTTGGCATAATCGTCAGGCTTGAAGATTGCGAGTTGCAATGCTTCGAGCATATTGACATCTGCAATAATGGCAACGATCAGCAGCGGGAAAACCATTCGCATACCAAAAACTGCGATTGCCATACCCCACGTGATGAAGCGATGACGCCACTTGTCGTCCATATCCTTGATTACCGTTGCGTTAACAACCGCATTGTCAAAGGATAGCGAAACTTCCAGAACACCAAGCAGAAGCGTGGTGAAAAGGGCGGCAGTACCACCCAGGAAGAAAAAGACTAGGGCACAAACGACTACCGTGAATACGATAGAGCTGTGAAAATACTTCATAATGTTTTGCATCGAGATCTTCTCCTTGTTGAGAATGAGAAATTAGGCAGCGACGGATTGGCTAATTGCCTTCAGTTGGTTTTCGATATTGCGAAGAGCAACGAGGAGTTCAGCCTTGCTCTTAGCCTTCGGCGCTTTCGCCTTCTTGGCCTTCGGAGCGGCAACCTTGCTGGCAGTCAAATTGACGCCATGAACCTTAACGGACAGGATGCGGTCCTTCAGGCGAGCAATCAGGTCTGCCTGATTTTCGATATTCGGCTTTTGACGGGCTGCTGGCAGAACGGTTTGAGCAGCGTGCAGCAGATCGGTAAGGCCGACGATACGGCAGTTCTTACCAGTGCGAACTTGGGAACGCATCTTCTTCAGCATTTCCATGGAAGCCAGGGACTTTGCCTTACGAGCAACTGCGTCGATTTCGTTTTCATTCCACTTAATCATCATTTTTCCTTTTGGTTGGTCTAATCATGCTATTGATTTAGCATGATTAGAATTATATCTTAAATTTCAGGTTTTGTAAACTGAAATTTTATTAGTACACTGCTTTCGAGAAATTGAACGGCTGATTTTGCGCGACACCATGTTGACGCTTGCGCTTCGGATTGGCGCGATTCAGGAATTGCGGAACAGTTTGGACGAAAGTAACCGCCTTGCCATTGGCTCGAGTTACAACTGCGGTATTCCAACAATTGGTACCAGAAACCCAGGAGCAGGTGACTTCATCGATTTGCTGAGCGAGATGCTGATCTTCAGGGTCGACAATCAGGAAGGCTACCTGATCCGGCGTAGTGTTGCGACCATTGCGCAGCATGCGGATTTGAACCTTCTTGGAGTAGACGTTGTCAGGAATCGTTGCTTGAGTCTGAAATTCTTGAACAACGGGTTCTGCCTTTTTCTCGACAGTCGGAGCGGTTACAACAGAAGAAACATGCTTTTGCTTCAGCCATTCGGCATATTCGAAGCTTGCGGCGCGATTGAATTCGCGAATAGCATTGAAAACTTCTTGTTGAAACGAATTAAGCTTGAAAGTCATATTCATCATCCTTATTCCAATCATGCTATTGATTTAGCATGATTGGAATTGTATCAACTTTCCCGAAAAAGTAAACTTATTTTGCGAACTTCTTAACCCAATTGCAGAATTCTTCGTTCAGAAGCTGCATATAGAAGTCTTCGTCGGACACCTTCTCGAGACTTTCAATCTTAATGAAGCCAACATTCGGATACTTGTCAGCAATTTTCTTCAGCCAGCCGAAGGATTCGTGACCGATACCAACCATCATCCAGTAGATGTTCTTGTTGGCACATTCCTTGATTACCCGTTCAGCTTGTTCATGATCAGCATTGTCACCATCAGTAACAAACGGAACGAAGATCGGGAATTTTGGTTCGCGGGCGCCGATCTCGAAAGATTCGACGGTGGTAACAGACGGCTTGGCGCCAAACAGTTTACCAAAGAACCCAGGCTGTTGTTCAACCTGAGTCACGACCTTCTTTTCTTCAGTGAAGGATTGGTTGATGATATCGACCATAACCGGGGCGTAGCTCGTACCACCCCACTTTTCGATATTGCGGTTGTTCAGAATATGCTTGTCGATATAACCTTCATGCATGGATTCGGTAACAACCGGTGCTTCGCTGAAACCGTTGGTGAAAGTCCATACTTCCATTTCACCATTGTCATCGAAGCGGGAAGCCACGGCCAGAAGACGATCAGTCAAATTTTGTACCGTGCCGTTTTCGTAAAGGCGTTGCATAGAACCAGAAATGTCCAGTGCGAACTTGACTTCACAAGTCACCTGGGGCAGCTTGCGCTTTTCCAGAACGATACCAACTTTTTTCTTCAACAGATCAATTGCCATGAGTCATCTCCTTAAAAGTAATGGCGAAATCATTCAAATAAACATGCAGACGATTATCCCAACTAACAGGAATTCCCTTCGTCCATAGAGTATTCCATAGTGCCAAATATCCGTGGGTATCCACGTATTTTTCGGCATCATTCTTTGTCAGAAAGTTTTGAGCGATGCAGTTAGAACCAAACAAAACTTTCCAACGACGTTCTTTGTGAGACTTTTCAGGTGGACCTTTGTGGTCGATTACCTTTATCTCGTATTCCTCGATTAGGAACTTTCTTTCCAACAGTAGGTTGATCACGTTCGAGTGCTTCCTTACAGTAGTTCCAATAATGTTGCTGCCACCGACGAAGATAAGAATCTTTCGAAATTTTCAACAACAAACCTAGCCTTGATCGCTTTGCTGAACCTTCGGTGAAGAAAGCTGAAGAACCTAACAGCTTTCTTTTTCCGTTCGGCAATATTGCCCAAGACTGTTTATTCGTCCGGATTTCAGCTTCAGTTTCCCAAACTGGATTCCACGGGCGAAGTAGATCGTAGACAAAAACCTTGACCATTACTTCGATTGAACGACCAGCTTCTGGTACAGTTCCTTCTTCATGTTGCCAATAGAAGCCGACATTTGCTTGCGTTGTGCTTCGCCTTCAGCTTCAATCTTTTTCATTTCTTCGAAGGTCGAAATCAGGGTAGTCTGCATGTGTTGCAGAGATTCCAGATCAATAATGCTGCGCTGGTTGGAGCGAGCAACGGAAATTGCATTTTCACCGAGCATGTCTGCGTTTGCCTTGTAGAAATCGTTGGTCGCATCGTCAACGGTTTGTGCAAGATGAGCTGCTTTCTTCTGTTCGTCGAGAGAAACGGCCAGAATAAATTGCTTCTTCCATGCAGGAATCGTCAAGGTCTTCGCGTTGTTGAACTTCTCGATCAACATTTGATTGTTGGACTGGATCATGCGAATTTCAGGCATCGCATGTACCGCCATCATTTGGCAAGCTTCAAGGTCAGACAGTCGCTTGCTGAAACGACCGATGCGAGCTTGCCAGTCAGTGTAGCTTTGGGCCGCGATCGGATCATTGATCTTACCGGTCAGAACCGCTTCGTTGCGTTGTTCTTCGAAGGTTTCTTGTTGAAGCTTGAGAAATTCCTTACCCTCGGTCAAGAGAATTTCCAGCTCGTTGTACTCAGCCATGTTGTGATCATACAGCTGATCCAGCAGCTTGATACGCTTTTCAAGTGCTTCATTCGTATTGTCCAGCTCGCCGATGACCTTGTCGATTTGGTCTTTCAGAGAGTTGAACTTAGCAACGAACTTGTCACGACGCTTGTTGAACGAATCAATCAAACCGCCGATCAACGGAATCTTGGAAGAGGTTCCATTCAGATCGGAGACGTTCAGCTCTTTCGCGATCGAAACAATTGAAACAAGCTTGTCGCCGACTTGACCAGTGGAAGAAGTTTTCACATATTCGAGAACTTCATCTGCAAACTTTGCGACGTTCTCTTGAGCCTTCGCACCGTAGTTCGAAATAGAGACCGGATTGGAAAGGTCGAGATTTGCGATAGCAGTAGAGGTTTGGCGATTACCACGACCAATCGATTGCTTGGTAGTAATCTGACCGACTGATTGTTGGACCGCGATATTTTGCTGAACCGCAGTCTTCATTTGGTCCAGAGTTGCGGTGGCAGATTGTGCAGCAGGTTGTTGAGCGAAAAGAGGTTTCGGCATTTAAGTCATCCTTGAAAAGTTAAGCAGCTTCCGCGGCTTTGATCGTCATTATATCACAAATAGATTTTGAAAGTAAATCTTTATTTTTCTGAACGTTGTCAAAATTATTCGACGTGATTGCAGAAATCAGGCTTTGCTTCCACAACGGAATAAGGCTTGTCATCATGTTGCTAAGGTTTTCAACCATCTTCACGTTGGTGGATTGTGTCATTCGAATCTGAGCAAGAGTCAGTTCATTCTGACCTACGGTGAGCTCAAGAGTTTCAATTCGCTTGACAAAGCTTTGGTAAATGTCAATCTCGTCGCGAGCATTTTGTGCAATCATGGTGTTAGTACCTTGCAACTGCTCTTCGAGCTTGGATAGCTTACGGCGTTGGAACACCTTGATTCGATCTTTGCCAGCAGCAATTGCGATGATCAGGTCCGCATGATAGCTCTTGCTACGATCAAGAAGATCATCAAGCTTTGGAACAAGGTCAAGGAAGAATTTTACATTCGACTCAATTGAATTGACGACGTTGTCAATTTCAGAAATGACGTCATTGATACGCTCTTCAAGAGACCGCTTCTTCTTAAACACTGAGAAAAACCCGCCATCTTCTTCCTGAGCAGGGTTGAAGTTGATAAGGCTCTTCAGCTTATTGACGTCAACCGATACGCGAGAATTGAAAGAATTGGATTTAGCAAATTCCAAAATATCGTCAACAGCTTTGGCAAGTTTTTTGTTTAGGTCTTGACCGAACTGGAGAACTGAAACTCGATCAGAAATATCGATGGTTTCGGATTGATCTTTAATCTTGACAATCTCGCGAGCCGTAAATCCCTTGTAACGGATCATATCGTCAGGAGTAACTTCAGACTCGACATTCCCTTTAGGTTTAAACAACGGAGCAGGAGTTTCATGTACTTTCTTTTTCTCCTCAACAGTGGGTTTTTGGACCACTGGAGGAACAAATGTTCCTGGCTGTTTCTTTGGTTGAAGATTCGTCTCCAACACAACTTTGCCGCTCTTCGAATCAGAAACCGTAAACTTGCCAACGAAATCTGTAGTCGCAGGCTTAGTTTTAGTTTCTTCTTTCTTAGGCGGCAAATTATCAGTGGTAAACAGCGCTTTTGGCACGTACATCTCTCATAGCATCTTAAAAGTTGGTGCTATTATAAACTCAGTTTTTGATCGTGTAAACCATTACTTTGTTGTTTATGAAATGCCATGGAGAATCTTCTTTAGAATCAATTACATAATCGTATTGATCTTTGTAACTATCCCAATCTCCCTCCTTTAAAACCATATCCTTTACACGAAGAAGACTATTCTTTAGAACTCCCAATTCATCTAACGATCCACAAGCTAAATCTTTTTTGGTTCTTTCAGCAAGGCGAGTAAAAAGAACATCTTCGGGGCAGTCAATATAGAACGATAGAACACCAACATCATAAGGCTTTAGTAGTTCTTTGTAAGGAGCAAGTCCATTCGGGGTAAGAATGACACATGGAATTTTATCATTCTTCAATTTTTCAGTAAGCTCAAACTTGGTTAGGCCATAAATTTGACCTCCGTGGACGTTGCTTTCGACAAAGATGTTATTGTCGATATAATGCTCAGCTAAACTTGATGGAATAAAATGGTAGTCTTTCCCAGAAACTTCCCCGTCACGTTGAGCACGAGTAGTTGTCGTTACCAACTTAGTGTAATTTTCATTTTGCAACATTTTCTCAAGGGTAAATGTTTTCCCAGAGCAAGTCTTACCACTAATGACCACTACAAATTTGTTCACAATGGTTTACCTTTCGTTATTTTTGTTTTGAATAGGTTCATTGATTCTACGGCTTCATCACTTAGAACTTCTCCAAGCTCCTTTATAATCATGACCTTCATGAAAGCAATGGCTAAACTTGGACTTGAAGCTGTAATTTCAGGAAGCGCTTGAAAATAAAGGACAAAGTTTGATTTATCATCCCACTTTAGGCCAATGTTTTCAGAGCGAAGTTCGCGAAGAATGGTTTCATCGCTAAAATCCTTATTGAATTCTCTACCCTTAAAACACCCATATTCATCATTGATGATTGAGACGGATGAAATGCCAAATCCAAATTTCTTTTCAGCACGCCAGCAAGAATACTCTGGGTAAAATTCGAACCCAGAGTATCCTGTCGCGAAGTGAAATGCTAGCTCGAGTTCGAAGCCTTTCAAGGCTCCAATCGAAACTTTCATGCAAGGGCTTCCTGAAGAATTTCTTGAGGAGACTTAAAACCACCCTTACCATTTGCGACGTCAATCACGACTTTATTCGGCAGAATTGACTTATCAAATGCGGCTTTGAACATTTCTTGCTCTTCTTCCTTTTTAGAGAAGTCGAAGCTTTCACCATCATCAGTGACGATAGAGAAATCAGAGGTGGTCAACAAAATCAAATTGACTTGTGAGTAGGTGTGAGCACCAAAATCGTCTTCAAGCTTGAAGACGTAATCGCCATCATACCCACGATAGAGTGGCGCGTAAACATTTTCGCCCAAATGGAAACGATTGAAAATTAGAGGATTACGGAAGAATCCGCTCGCACAGTTGTCAATCAATGCAAATCCACGTTCAAAAGATTCGGCCTGATAGGATTGAAGGCTTCCATTATAGAACGCCAATTTTTCAGGCTTTGAGTAATGAATCACGAAATGAAAACCAAGAGCATCTTGAATGTTCTTGATTAGTGTATCCTTGCCAAGGCGATCAATCCCCTCGACGATGAATACGTCGTATTTAGGTTGTTCCATGAATTTTCTCCAAAAGAGGAATTATATCATCAATTCCGGTTGCTTGAAACATCAAATTCGTCTCGCCACACATTGAGAGGGCTATTGAAAAGACGCTGTGCATTTGCATCAAGAATGTAAGTTACTGCGTAGTCATCCATACTTCGAACTGAACGGCCGCCACCTTGAACAATCTTCTGAATAGTGAGAAGATTGTAAATATTTGGGTGATGTTCGAGAATATACTTCATTCTCTTCTCAGCCAACGACGGGAATGGAGCCTTCACAATGATTTGATAACGACTGTGATCACCTGGAAGGTCAACACCTTCATAAATTGATGGTGACAGCATTATCTTTGGTCCCTTTGACTTCTTGAACTTCTCGATTAGCTCATCAGCCTTCATACCACGAGTGTGTTCAAAGACCTCAAAGTCTGGAAGCTTAAGAGAACGAACCACTTTAGCAAGACGCTCAGTCACTACAAAACTTGGGGTAAGGATAATTCCATTTTCTTGAAATTGTTTCACGTGCGTGTCAACAATTTGTTTAACGCTTTCACATAAGTTATTGATTGTTTTCTCATCTTGCATTGAACGATAGTTCAAATTCTGAGTGTTGAAGAACATTATGTGCTTATGCTCTTTGGGGAAAGTAGGATCAACCTTGATGAATTCAACTTTATTCGGATCAATCTTAAGGGTTTCAGTGATGTAATCCTTGGAGATTGTCGCAGACATGAAGAGGTTAAACTCAGAGTGAACGAGGGTTTGCTCAAACATACTACCAATGAAGATCGGCTTTACTGTCGCCTCCATCGTCTCCTTGTTGAATTCGAAAATATGCTCATAGTTGTAAATGAGCAGATCGTCGATTTTGCAACCTAGGCCACGGTACTTATTTGCAAGCTTAGAATACTTGGTGTACTTGTTGATGTCATAACCAGACTCTTCACACAGGCGTTGGGCCTCATTGAATGCCGTGTTATAGACTTCGTGAAGAACTTTAAGATAGCCCTTATAGCTGGATTCGTCAATTTTACCAGCTTCTAGGTCTTGTTGAACCTTTTTGAGCCGCTTGAACATTTCAAGATCGCCAAGTTTGAGATTCTCAGCAAGTTCTTCATAGAACTTCTTCAATCGTTCCTTCGAAAAGTAAATTGCATTGTGCTCACAGAAGGCATCGTTGATAGTGTGTGCTTCGTCCCAAATTACAACATCACGAACTTCGAAAATATCGGAGTATTGACGATCGACAAAGTAGTAGCTGAAGTTAGTGATAACATTCTTAGAGTCATTTTTCATCCTCTTTAGAATTTGATACTCGCATTTGTTGCAGTACTTTGACGTGATGTCTGTCAATCCTTCCTTTCGGAATTTTTGAAGAGCACAACTTTCAGCAGAAATCTTTCCGTCTGGGCCATCAGTTGAAAGTGCCTCACATGCGTAGTTGTTGGCACCTTTAAGTTGCAAAAAGCAATGCTTACCAAACTTAGAGAAAGTCTGGTAATATTGCTTTGTTAGTGCATTGTTATGCATAAGAATCAAAGACGCGAGCTTTGATCCTCTTAGAGCATTGATTACATCAGCAATGACCGCACCAATGATAGACTTACCGGTACCTGTTGGTGCATTGAGAACAACGTAAGGTTTTTGTCGATCTACAAAGGCTTCGATTACTTCATTGATGTATTTGACTTGGTTTTCTCTTGGAGCCATTTGCAACTTTTTGAATGACTCCAAGATTTCGTTTTCATACTTCATTAACTGCTTCCTTTTCGGTATAGACTAGCTTGGGGCTTTGACCCTTAGTCACGACCTTTTCGGAAACAATTACCTTTTCAACGTGATCCAAATCAGGGATAGTAAACATCGTTTCGCGCAAGCAGCGCTCAATAATTGCACGCAGGCCGCGGGCACCAGTCTTATTTTCATAGGCAAGCTTAGCAACGGCTTTGATTGCCTTTTCTTCGAACTCAAGTTCAACACCGTCAAGTTCAAGTAGAGCTTGATATTGCTTGAGTATGGAATTTTTTGGTTCAGTCAGGACACTGCAAAGAGCCGCTTCATCTAGTTCCGTGAGTTGACAAACAACGGGGAAACGACCGATGAATTCTGGAATTAGTCCAAACTCTTGAAGATCATCCGGAGTTACATCTTTAGTTTTTGTCTTCTTTTCGGTTTTCTTCTCAACGATTCCCGCAAAACCCATAGTTGGACGATCATCCTTTTCGACGATTTCATCGAGGCCAACAAAGGCGCCGGCCGCAATGAATAGGATGTTCGTAGTATCAATGAATTCAGCTTGAGAACCTGGAGTTTTACGACCGCCGGTCAATTGAACTCGAGCATTCGTACCCTCAACAATCTTCAAAAGAGCCTGTTGAACGCCTTCGCCTGACACGTCGCGAGTAATTGATGGACCAGAACCCTTTTTAGCGATCTTATCGATTTCATCAATGAAGATGATACCATGTTTTGCCTTTTCGTGATCACCGTCGGCAGCAAGAATCAAACGTTGAAGGATAGTTTCGACGTCATCACCAACATAACCGGCTTCGGTCAAAGAAGTCGCATCTGCAATCGTAAATGGAACATCCAAGAACTTTGCGATGGTTTGGGCCAAAAGAGTCTTACCAGTACCTGTCGGACCAGCCAAAAGAATATTGGCTTTTTGAATGTCGACTGGGGACTTCAAAATATTCTTTTTGTTGATACGCTTATAGTGATTGTAAACTGCAAGAGCCAAAACTTTCTTTGCTTCATCTTGACCAACAATGAACTGATCGAGATGCGCTACCAATTCGCTAGGAGAAAACTTGCGATCGGTTTTAGCATTCTTTTTTGCAGCTTTGACCTCTTCTTCGTGTAGCAAAGAATGAGTCAAATCAACACATTCGTTACAAATGAAGAAGTCTCCAGCTTTCAGCAGCTTTTGAACTTGATCCTTGGTCTTCTCGCAAATAGAGCAGTGTTGAGACATCTTTATCCTTTTTGTTTGATTTTACAGCTGGCCGCCAATGAAGAACAGATTAATTACTGACTTCCAGTAGCTGTTTAGTTTTTTATAGAATTCGTTTTCAGGAATCTTGGTCTTATCCATATCCTGAAGGATACGCCAGGATTTTTCGAATTGAATCAGATTTTCAATGGAATCTGGATCAATCTGCATTTCCGGCATATAGAATTCCATTGCTTCATCGGAAGCGATGATCTTCTTTGCAGCTTCGAAATGCATTTCGTAAATGTGCATTGAAGCAGCATTGTGGTAGTACTTACCAAGTTGAAGATCGGGATAGAACTCGCGAAGTTCCAACATCATCAGCTCTTGGAGCATGGTGAATTGGAATTGGTCATTGCAATATCCACGCCAAATGTCGTTGCTTCGCATATTAACAACGAGATGGAGTGCATTGTTTCGAATGAAGAACTGCAAAGTCAAAGTACAAGGAACATCAAGGTTCATGTAGGTGTAGTCATCTGCATGGTTGATACGGATGATCGCCTGACGACTATCTTTGTCCTTTTGTAGTAGCTCTTTGGCTTTGTTCCATTGATTGAACGGGTAAAGCTTGGAGTGACCGAAGATACGAGTTCCATAGTTGGAATTTACCGTACCATCTTCCTTAGCGATTGCTTCCCAGAACTTCGAGTACATGTTAATGTCCTGAACATTCGGAGAACCGGAAAGATACCAAATGAATTCACCAAGAAGGTACTTCATACTGGTCTTACGATCAGCAAAGGTGATAACACGATTACGCGGATTCTCAACTACGATTGAGTAGTTGATGATTTCCTTAACCTTTTCTCCTCGGGGCTTCGTTTCGACTCCGTATTCTAGGAGTTCTTCTAGACATTCTTTGAATGACGCGTTTAGGGTTGAAACTGAAACTTGCGACTTAGCCATTTATTCTAATTTCCCTTTAATTGTAGTTATGTGATTGCTACTACCGACTTTGAAATTTTAACATAACGGGGGAAATTTGTAAACTGCTAAAGCTCCTTTGGTGACTCAAATCCTGACTTCTCTAACTGATTCTTTATATTTGACTTTATGTCAGCCAGCTTCTCACCAGAGAAATGGGAGTTTATCAATTTTGACACATCCTCGGCAGTCATTATATCTTTAGCGAAGACCTTTGGCCCGAAGAAGAAATGTGCTATCTCATCAGGGTCGTTGATGATCGCCGAGTCCTTTTCAAACTGACCTACTTTGGACTTATCAATCTCTTTCATCTCGTGCTCCAGCTCATCAGGAGACACTTTCTCGAGTGATTTAACTCTACCGTGGCCGTCTTTTCTCTTCTTCGCTACCTTGAAGAGTCGCTCCAAACCAACGTCAAGCTTAAGGCTTCTAGAAGCTCTTGCTATGATTTCATCTTCATGCTTCACTACAAAATCTTTTCCATCCTCAAGAATAAAGGTCGCAAGAGTCATGAGCATGATGTTTCTTACTGCGCCTGGATACTTTGAGTCTTCACCCTCGGTCGAGAAGTATGTAAACTTTGCCAATTTTTCTGAATCGACGAACATCAAGTCCACCTGAACCTTCTTGCCGCCAACATCTACTGCATAAGACCCGACTTTCGTGCCCGTATTATATACAGCTCTGCCCTGTACAGCTGACTCCATGGACTTATGGTAGTCCGGGAAAAATTTAGAATTGACGGCAATATCGATATCACCGGAAGAAGATTTCTTATTGTGATACGTAAGACGAGAAGTTCCAAGTAGATTTTGGGATAACTCTTTTTCGTCGACTCCGATAGCCTTTGCTACAATTTTTACCGCATTTTTCACGTCCTTAGGGAAGGCTCGTTCAGTGTGCCATTCGGCGGTTGCTTTTCCGCCCTCTTTGATTAGGAATCGTTTGAATGAAAGTTTCATGGTATCCTCATTTTTTCTTTATTTATTGTGGACAGTATAAATACATCATCCAATCGAGGTTTCTTAGATAAGAAGTACACCTCTCACTATATAGTGGTTTTCACAAGCAATCAAAAACCTTTCGAAAGGAAAACTAATTATGTATTTTGACGGCATTAATCTAGCGGAAGGCTCCGTAGTTACAAACCTAACTGTAGCTTCTGGTCCATCCTTCCCAGCATCATCATCAATCGGTGAACTATTTTACCTAACTGGTGCAAATGCAGGCCTTTATCTTTACGACGGCTCCAATTGGGTCGACTTCGCAGCAGAATCTGCAGTCACCTCTCTAGGTAACGTCCCATTTGTTGTAAAAACTGCAGACGCAGCTGTACCAAATGCTCTAGTTCTTGGCTCAATCGGCGCAGGTTTCGTTAAGAATTCTGGCTCTGCTGGTACTCTAACTTCAGTCAGCTCTGTTGACCTATCTGGTTCAGACGTTTCTGGCGTTCTAGCAGCAGCACGTTTCCCAGCTCTAAGCGGCGACGTTACAACTTCTGCAGGTTCTACTGCAGTAGCTCTATCTGCTACTGGTGTTTCTCCAGGTACTTACAACAAGATTACTGTTGACGCAAAAGGTCGCGTAACTTCAGCAGTTCAAGCTACTACACTTGCTCAACTAGGTATCACCGACGGCGCAACTCTAACCGGTTCTTCTTCACAAGACTTCTCAGCACGCAACATCACCATGACTGGTGACTTGCTTCCAGCAGTCAACGGAGTTCAGAACATTGGTTCCGCTTCTCTACGTTGGTCAACCATCTTCGTTAACGAAGCAAAGCTAAGTGTTAACACCCTATACATCGGCGATACCGCTATTCTTGGTACTGCTGCTGATACTATCCGAATCAAGGCTGACCCAGGTCAATCAATCTGGATGTCTACTACTGGTGTAGGTTCAACCCTAATCACTTCAGAAAACCAAGTTCAGATCTCTTCCAGCGGTCTAAATGCAGACGTTATCATTCAGGCAACTGGCTCTGGTTCTGACGTTCGTCTAGGTTCTGCATCTACCATTCAATTGACTGCTCCAGTAACCCAAATTTCTGGCGACTCTACTGTTTCCGGAAACTCAACTGTAACTGGTAACCTAACCGTAACTGGTAACCTAACTATCAACGGCACTAACACTATCGTTAATTCTTCTACCGTTACCACAAAGGATAACATTATCCTTGTTAACGCTGGCGAAGTCGGTTCAGGTGTTACTTCAGGTAAAGCAGGTATCCAAGTTGACCGTGGCGACATGGCTGACTATCAGATCGTCTTTGATGAAACCGACGACATGTTCAAGGTTGGTCAAGTTGGTCAACTAGAAACCCTAGCTTCTCAGAACTACGTTCAATCTTACTCTGCTCCAGTTGGTCACGTTGGTGCCGGCGGTACTGCTCACGCAAACGCTACTGGTTCAGTCGCTGGTTTCATGTCTTCATCAGACAAATCCAAGCTAGATGGTATCGCAGCAGGCGCAAACCTATACGTTCACCCAACTTCTGGTGTTGGCTCAGGCACTTACACCAAAGTCACAGTTGATGTAAATGGTCACGTAACTTCCGGTGCTTCTCTAGTTGCAGGCGATATCCCATCTCTAGATTGGGCTAAGATTGGTTCTGGTACTCCAACCACTCTAGCTGGTTATGGTATCACTGATGCAGTTTCTGCAAACGCAGCAATTACTTCAGGTACTTACACTAAGCTAACCGTAGATTCCAAGGGTCTTGTTACTGCTGGTTCTTCTCTAGCTGCTTCTGACATCCCATCTCTAGATTGGACTAAGATCACCACCGGTAAGCCAACTACTATCGCTGGCTACGGCATCACTGATGCATACACCAAGACCGAAACTGATTCTCGTATCCAAGCTGTTGTTGGTGCTGCACCAGCTGCTCTTGATACTCTTGCTGAAATCGCAACTCAGCTAGCAAACGATGAATCTGCAGTTTCCGCTCTAACCACTACCGTTTCTGGTAAGCTAGATTCTTCTGAAGTTGTTGCTACCGCAACCGCAAACAAGGTTCTACGTCTTGACTCTACCGGTAAGCTACCAGCTTCTATCACTGGCAATGCTGCTACCGCAACTAACGTTGCTTGGTCCGGCGTAACTGGTACTCCAACCACTCTAGCTGGTTATGGTATCACTGATGCATACACCAAGACTGCTACCGACTCAGCAATCTCTACTGCTATCGCTGGTGTTCAAGCTGGTAACGTTTCTACCGCAACTTCTGCAGGTAAGCTAACTACTGCACGTACCATCGCAATGACTGGTGATGTTTCTTGGTCAGTTGCTTTCGACGGTTCTGCAAACGTTACAGCTGCTGGTACCCTAGCAAACTCTGGCGTAACTGCAGGAACTTATCCAAAGGTTACTGTTAACGCTAAGGGTCTAGTGACTGCTGGTGCAGCTCTAGCAGCTTCTGACATCCCATCTCTAGATTGGAGCAAGATTACTTCTGGTAAACCAACCACTCTAGCTGGTTATGGTATCGGCGACGCATACACTAAGACAGAAGTTGACACTGCTCTAACCGCAAAGATCAACACTACAGCAGTCGGTGCAGCAAACGGTGTTGCAAGTCTAGACGGCGGCGGCAAGGTTCCAGCTTCTCAATTGCCTTCTTACGTTGACGATGTTGTAGAGTACGCATCCTTTGCTAACCTACCAGCTATTGGTGAAGCAGGAAAAATCTACGTCACAACTGACACCAACAAGGTCTATCGATTCACTGGCACGATCTATGTTGAAATCTCTGCAGCTCCAGGTTCCACCGATGCAGTTGTTGAAGGTTCTACCAACCTATACTTCACCAACGCAAGAGCTCAAGCAGCAGTTGCAAACATCACAATCGATGGTGGCTCATTCTAATACGATGAGTTAAAGAATGGAAAATGGCGCATCATGCGCCATTTTCTTTTTATCGCTATAAATAGCTTCATGATTCTTAACAAAACTTCTATATAGGAGAACACAATGTCCCAAACAATTCTAATCAAGCGTTCCTCAGTATCAGGAAAAGCTCCTACTACAGCCCAGCTTTCTTTGGGCGAACTAGCACTAAACACTTATGACGGTAAAATCTTCCTAAAGAAGAACGTTCTTGGTGTCGATTCTATCGTTGAAGTTGGTGCAGTTTCTATCACTGGCGACGCGACTGGCTCTGGTAACGGATCAATTGCTCTAACTCTTTCAACAACTGGTGTAGCAGCTGGCACTTATACCAAGCTAACTGTAGACACTAAAGGTCGTGTTACAGCTGGTTCAACTCTTGCAGCTACCGATATTCCATCTCTAGATTGGTCAAAGATCACTTCTGGTAAGCCAACCACTCTAGCTGGTTATGGCATTACTGATGCTGTAAACGCAAGCAACGCTGTTATCACCAGCAGCCTAACATTGACATCCGCAAACGCAGGCCTAGAAATCGGTCAGAGCGGCGCATCAAACACACCATACGTTGACTTCCACTCAGGCGTAACAGCAACTGACTATGACGCTCGTATTATCGCTTCAGGCGGTACTGGAGTTTCTGGTGCTGGTACACTAAATGTAGTTGCTGGTTCATTCACTGTTAATACGCTCCAAGTTCCAGTTGTAGGACCTACAACTCCAAAGGATGGTGACGTAAAGGTCGTTTCTGGCGTTGTTTCAATTTATGCAACCGGTGCATGGAGACAAGTCTTCCCAGCAGTCTACGCTTAATTTAATTCTTAACTAAATAACAGGAGAATTAAATATGTCATACGCACAAGGTCAAAATATCGCAGCCGCAGACTACAATGGCTTTACTGGTGGCGTGCAAACTAACGTTGCATTCGCATCAGCAGCCGCTGCTACTCAAAAGGCTTCAGCGATCTACGGTACTGGCTACGGCGATAGAGGTTATGGACAAGCATATCTTCCAGCTCCAGGTCTCCCACTAATCGCTGTTGGTGATACTATCACCGCTCAGCACTGGCTAAACTTGAGAACTGCTATCGCAACTTGCGCATCACAGCAAGGCACTGCAGTCACTCAACTTCCACCTGCTTCTGACTTCGTTGCCGGTGCAAACATCAAAGCTGAAACCACTGCAGCAACAGGAACTTACGATTTCGCAACCATGATCGCAAACATCGATGCAAACCGCTTTAACACCGCCGCCGGCGCATCAATGACCCTAACCTCAAATGCTCTAACAATCACTAGAGCTACTACTTGGGGTGCAGCTGCTGGTGGAATTACTGCTGTAGCTTCTGTAACATTCCCTTCTGAGGATGCTGCTCGTTACTTCTTCAACTCGGGCGGCGAAGTTCGTTTCGCATTGTATCATCCAGTAGGTTCAACACAGGATAGCAACTGGAATACTGCTCTTGCTAACCTTGGAACAGTCGCATTCAAGGCTCATTCCACTACTAGAACTGGTACTGTGGGAACCCCAGCTGCAGTTGGTTACTACGAACTAACTACTACTGATCAAACTGTTCTATCAGGTGCGATTGGTACTGGTGCATACTCAACCAACTCTATTTCGGTTTCTGCAAGAGCTGCATCAATCACTGGTGCAAACGGCGCAAAAGGATCACAGATCATTTTCACTATCACTCTAACCGACTCACACACAAATGCCTTCTCAGATATTTGTGCGGCTGGAACCAACGTTACATTTGCACATTTGAAAGCAACTGCGGTTCTTTCAAACATCGCATCGCCAACTTTCGCAACAGTTACAAACTGGTAATGGAAGACAAAAAGAAAGGGAGCTTCGGCTCCCTTTTTCTATTTGTGCTTTGCTAAAGCTATTGCAGCTCTAAATTTTCGTTTCGACCAATGTTCCTTCTTGGTCTTAATCTTAGCAACTAGATCTTTTGCTCGATGGTAGGCCGGTTGTTGTTGGACCCAAGTATGAGCCCACGCTCTCAGTTTAGCCACATTGTCGCGAACCCAACAAACCCATGCAAACTGAGTAATTTTTGCTTCAGTGACTTCCCACATCCATGCAAACAATGCGGTACCTGTGATTTTAGCAGCAATGAACAGGATTACACCGGAAAAAGCATGATTATTACCCATCAACCACACTACACCGAGTTTAACCGGGATGAACGACAATTCTGGGATGATGAATACAGCAAGTGAAACCCATTTGTTTTGTTGTCGTAGAACAGTTTCAAGGTTCCGAATTATCGGTAGCGCAGCGACCGACTTCATGAAAGCTAACAGTCGGAACCACAACCATTCTTCGAAGAAAATGAAAAGCGTTGCTACGAAAACGAAAGCTCCACTTAATAGCCTTTTCATTTGGAACCATCCGCTTTAGTTGGCTGGGAAATTTTGGTAAGCTGGCCGTTAATTATAGCAGTCTCATCAGAAGTAATGCTACCATAGAAGATTTCTTCTGCGGTTACTTTACCACCCGAAATAACAATCAATGACTTATTCGCAACGATTTTACAAACTGAAACTACGCCAGTTACGACAACATGGTCAGCTTCAATGTTTCCGCCTTCTATCGTACCTTCAATGATTACAGTGCTTTCGTTAGGATGTTGCGCATCACTTTCGAAGATGTCGCCTTTAACTTTACCCGAAATTTTCATGGTTCCAGTGAAAGTGATAGCACCTTCAATTTCCATGCCGGCAGCAACGATAGAGTTGATTGCGTTAAGATTGGGCTTCTTCGACTTATTACCAAACATCTTATTTTCTCCTTATGTCCATGAACACGGACTTAAATTGATTATGTTCATCAGCGTCTATAGATTCTAGAAGCTCATGTTCCCATGACCCCAAATCGGAAAAATCAGGAAATTTAACAAAAGCATCTCCGTCAATTTGTGTTTTTACAACGGCGATAAAAAATTTTCTGACTAAATCTTTTTGGATTGCTTCATTATATACCATTCCTCCACCGATTAAAAATGGTTTTTTCTCAGGAAAGATAGTATAAGCCATTGCACAAGCGTCTTCGAGAGAGTTTGCAACAACCACATCACCACGCTTTAGCATTTCGTATTTTGATTTGCTAGTGATGACGATATTGACTCTATTTGGGAGAGGTTTACCAAGGGATTCAAACGTATTTCTCCCCATGATTACCACATTTCCAGTGGTAAGTCCCCTAAATCGGATCATATCTGTCTTCTGTTTCCATACCAACGGTTCTGGCCCAGATTTTCCAATACAGCCATTAATGTCGGCTGCAACAATCAGATTTAAAAATCTTTTCATTATGATAGATACAAAAATGGCGCAAAGTCCTAAAACCTTGCGCCATACAGTTCTTAGAACTGGCTGATCAGCTGCGGAGCAGCGGAGTCGAAGCCAACGATGTCAAGCATACCAGCATCCTTCGGATCAGCGATGGAGAAGTTGGTGGTGGAAGTACCAGCCACGATCAACTTACCCTTACCGTACTGATCACGGTATTGCTTGAGCGCCTGGACCGGTTGGATGCGACCAGCCCAAGTTTCGTTGTCAGTGTAGACACAGAACTTGTCAACGTTCATCTTATGCTTCAGCGCGTACAACATTGGCTGAGCGCAATCAGTGCCGCCCCAGTTGAAGTGCTGCATGATCTTCAACACTTGATCCAAACGCATATTCGGAGAAATCTTCAGTTCAGACATGGTAGTGTCGAAACCACCGATCCAGTAATTGGATTCAACCTTTGCGGTAGCCAATGCCATAACAGCAGCAGCTTCAGCAGAAGTAAGATTGTTGATACCCATACAGCGGGCGCCGAACATGGAACCAGAACAGTCGATACCAAGCAGGTAGTTTTCACCGGAAGGCTCGATATTCTTGAAAGAAGCGTAGAACGCGTCATTCAATGCATCAACAACCTTCTGAGAAACACGCCAAGTCATGGAACCCTTGTCGCCGCGGCCTTGTTGGTAGGTCTTCATCGCGGACAGAAGAGTGATCGGGTGAACACGACCATTCTTCAAAGCTTCAGCATCGCTCAAGCGAGCAACAGCCAGCTTTTCGCCTTCAGACAGACCAGCGATTACGCCATTGGCAGACATTCGACCCAAGTTGCGGATCAAAGCGGTGACACCCATGGTCGGGAGCAGAGCTTCCCAAACCTTAGAATCAGTCAACACTTGGGTTGGCAACATTTCCCAGGTCAGACCATAATCGCGAACTGCCTTAACGGCATTAGCAACAGACGGATTCTTGTGCAGTTCTTCGAACACCAAGAAGAGTTGAGGCAACTTGGCATTATCGAGATGCTTGCGATCATTGGTAACCCAATGGAACATCGCGTTGTGAGAATCGGTAGTCGGCTTGACGTGAGCAAGACGCAGAACGTCGCGATGAGACCAGCCATTACGTTGTTGATACTTCAACAACTGCATAGCGAGCTTGTCTTCTTGACGAGCATACCACTTGGCAACACCACGCTTAGCGTAACCACGCCACTTACCAAACTTGTTGTAAGCTTCCATGAAGGAGAACAAGTGGGTACCGATACGGCAGACCTTACCAAGGTTAGCGAAAGCATGTTCCGCAACTTCCTTGTTTTCGGATGCAGCAGCCAGAGCCATCACGAAGATAGCTGGATCGTTCTTGAAAGCACGACCTTGGTCGGAGATTTCAATGACGCGATCAACTGCGCGCTTACCGTTTTCCTTGATACATGCGATAACGTTCTTCGCGTTGTCCAGGGTTACGTTCTTTTCAGAAGCGTAATAATGGCCGCCTTCAGAGCCAAGGATCAAGAAGCGGTCAAATTGACCCCACTTGTCCATAACGAAGGTGTAACCACCTGCGTTATTCTTTGCCATTTCAGCCTCGCGGCCAGGAATTGGCTTGCTTTGAGCAGTTGCCTTTGGATTGAGTTCGCCATCGAGGATATCGGAATAACGAGCGGTTGCGTTCTTAGCCATCTTTTTCTCCTTGTGAAAGTGTATACGGATTAAGTTGATTGTTGCTTAATCAAATTTAGCTGCAACAGGATTAGAATTGTAATCCAATCCTGGTAAGTTGTAAACTGCAATGGGTGAAATTATTTATTTGACCGGAACGTAAACAATTCCAGGGCCCAGAATCAGTGAGCCGGGTGTAAGATTGGAAACGTCAAGATTATCTACGTTTTCAAACTTAATGGTGTTTTCGTAGACGTAATCTGCTTCAAAGCCGTTTTGAAATACTACTCGAACTTTGTCGTAGATTTTACTTCCACCAAAAACACCAATCACCTTAGAATTATCACTGTTAACGTCTTTGATTTCGAATCCATCTTCGTCTTCAAGCTGTTGAACGGTGATTTCGCTTGTTTGCTTTACTAGGCCCAACTTTGAACCAATCAAGTATGACAATCCCCCAATGACCGCGAGAATTACTTGATAGAGAACAGCGATACTTGCTGAAGAAAGCAAGCTAGTGTCTACATCATTAATTTGGTTTGAAAAAACAATTGCACCAAAAATGCAGACGGCACTAAGTGCCAGACGTGAGGCTGTGATCATGTTTTCTTTCTTTTTTGATTTCTATTTTTGTACAATGTGCATTGTACGCCCGACCCCTCTGACATAAATGCCAGCGGATTAGAACATTATACTAAGTCCGCTGGCATTTGTAAACGACTTTATTCAAGTCAATTTTGCCGTAGTCTGGAATTTTCTGGGACAAACTGCATCAAGAAATCCATCTGATCGGCTAGGATATTACGATTCATCAAGATCAAGTGTTCTGCTCTAGATGGCACATATGGAACATACAACAATTCCATGTTTGCTTGTTCTGGAGTTCTACCGTCTTTGTGCTGATTACAACGAACACAAGCAGCAACAACGTTCATCCAAACGTCAGCACCGTTCTGACAACGCGGTTTGATGTGATCACGTGTCAGATCATCTGCGCTAAAGTGTTTTCCACAGTACGCGCAAATGTTTCGGTCTCGTCTGAATAGAGCCTTGTTGGTTAGGGTAGGTGTCTTATGATTAAACTTGACCTTGCCATTATCGCTACGAACAGCAATGATGGAAGGGGTTGTAATTTCAGACACTTCTCCTGTCATGCGTGAGACCCCACCGTGGAAGGTGAAGTAGTTTTCTCCCAGCGACCAAGCAACCTGATTTTTGGCTTGGTAGGTAATGGCGTCTTGCCAAGTTACCCATTTTTGAGGAGTTCCATGAACGTCGAGTGATAGAATAAGTGCCATGTTTTTACCTTCTTGAATCTACATTTAAAATGTCCTAGTTAAGTTTAGTTTTTCGTAAAATCCCTTCGAGCCTTTCGATGAAGTCCCGATGGTCTTCTCGCCCTTCTTTTAAAAAATCTTCAGCGGTCATCCACAACGTATACTCTGTTTCATAACACGGTTTAGTAAATTTTGAAACTTCATTTACTTCACCCGCGAAAACTGACAACTTATGGTTTTTATATGACTTTTTAGCAAGATGCCAAAAATCATTTAGATTCGATCTGACCAGACCGAGTTCTTCTTCAGCTTCTCTTAGCGCAGTTTCTTCGTCAGTTTCTCCGGGGTCTTGACCACCTTTTGAAACCATGGGTTTATCCCCTCCAAAACGAGCATCAGAAGATACCATCATTAGGTATTTAAACTTTCCGATCGTCTCGTCAAAAAAGTAAGGAATAAACCCAGCTTTTCTTTGCTTTCCCATTTGAAGACTACCTTTCAATCAGTCATTCGCGTCTTCTCCAATATCCAAATCCAAATCAATTTCCGAATATGCAAACAAATCCGGACGGTATTTAGACATCCCAAGGATGTACTTACACCAGTCTTTGATGTAGTGAAAATAACCAACCCATCCAAGGTTAGTAATTTCCCACCAATCAAATTTGACCTTTGATAGAAAATTATCAATCATCGAAAACACCTCATCTGTTTATGCAATTATAACAACGATTTACGAATTTGTAAATCGTTTATTATGCAACAGCTGGTTTTCCTTGAAGGTGTTGGTTGTGTTGTTGTGATAGGTGAGTTTTGAGCTTGTTACGAATTTGTTCAAAGAAGGTTCTCATCTTGTTGATGTCGCGTAACAAAGTTTCACGAGATTGATCATCTTCATTATCTTCTTCTAGGTTCTTAAGAAGCTGCTCGTATTGCTCAATGAACGAAGGCGCTGCTTCGCCTACTTGCTTAACTCTCTCGTCTGCGATGACTTTATGATTTTCGTCTTCACCAAAAGTCTTTTCTTGGCCGACTTCAGCAATATCATTCAATAGGCGTAGAAGATTTTTAGGATTGCTAATGTCGCTAAAGCCGCTGCGCAGATCAGATTTACCAATCACTCGGAATCCTGCTAAAGTCTTGGCAAGATCTGAAGGATCAATATCTTGCTGCTTTAGGGTTCGATGACGATTGTTTAGCTTCGCGAATACTTGACCAAGATATTTATCGGCGCTTTCAGACAAAGTGATAGAGCGCTGGAACTCAAGGTCAGAGCTGATAGTTTGAAGTTCTTGGATTAGTTTTAGCATTTTGACGCCTAAATAGAGTGCGAATGAACATATTCTATTTATAGTCGATTATGCCGAAAATTTCAAACCCTTCAAATATTTGGCGCCACGCCAACCCATCAAAAAAGTCGATTAACACGACCTTTTTAGGATCAAGGTGCGGGTGATTTAGAACTGAAATGTCATCATCGAGGATCAAATAGTTCTTAATCTCTCCACGATAATGTGAAAGCCAATAAGATATTTCGTCAGCTCTGCTCCACATCTTATGCTTTATTGTTTTCCAATCATCATGAAATGCTGTATAGGAGTGATCAAATCCATTCACGCTTAGGATTTTCTGTATTTCTTCCTTGGCCGCGTACTTCGTCCAGTTTGAAGACACTACAATTTTTGATCCTGAAGCTTCAACCCATTTGTTCAGGGCGTTCACTGCACAGGGGTCAAATTGTATTTTGCACTTCTTTTCGAAATCGTCTTGCCAAGAGCATTCGTCGTCCCCAACCACTATGCCATAATTTTGCTTCGCATAATGCATTCGCGCAGGCAAAAGTGGACCATCTATGTCAACAAAGATGATCGAATCGCCGGTTAAATTGAGTTTAAACATCATCCCTCCCAACGGTAATGTGAAATGGGTAATTCTCCTTCAGACCAAGTTGACGACGAATTTCAACCATCTCCTTGGTGGGTTTCACTTTCAAAACCCAGAACTGCCACTGCTTTCTCACTTCTACATCGTACGGAACGGAAATAATTTTTCCGTTAAGGGAATTCTTTAGCAAGCTAAAAGTTTTTTCGTCTTTAACACGATCCTTGTCGCTAACTACAGTAATATGCGTACCCCAAGCTGGCTTCGACAGATTGAGATTGAACTTCCTATTTAGCCACCAAGAATAATACTCAGTGATGCCGTTATCAACCTTCAGAATGATTGCATTATCAAATGCACGATGAGCCTTCTTTAATCCTGGACGATCCGGACTGAAGATAAACTTACCATTACATTTCGCATCCTGAAGGTTCAATTGCATAATCAAATCCAAAATATTGACACATCTCTTTCAGTCTTTCGAGAGGTGCCATGGTTTCAATAAAAAATTCACGATCGTCGCGAACAAATAGATTGTATAACGGTTTGTTCGAATCGTAAATATAGAAATTGAAAAAACGAAACTCTTTTGGGTCTGACTTTTTAATTACGAGTGGCAATCTCTCTTCAAATACTGAAATCGCATAATACCTATCATTATCTTCGGTAAACATAGACAGGAAATCAAGAAGCTTTGATTTCCCGCTCAAACACTTCTTCTCTTCTTTGTCGAGAAAGAGTGATGTGTCACCAACATAAAAATTGATAGGCTTTTTTGCTAGTCCTTCAGGCATTAGTATCCTCAATAAGAGTGCTCATGTGTGCGCATGATCCTACCACGAGTTTTGAATTCGGGGTCGATGTTCCCATCCTTTTCATGCTCATCAGGATTAAATAATTCCCGCTGTTGGCCACGCATAAACGGGTGTCTCGATTTTCTACGAGACAGTAGTGGAATCTTTTCTACTCGATACGAGATTCCGCTAGAATATCGCTCATTATGAGTTCGCTCGTCATTTAGCCGATCACATTCGCTATGCGCGACAGTGGGGTCTTCAGTTGCAAACAAAAGGGTCTTCACCTCTTGGTTTATCTGGTTTAATGTACCGCGATAAACAACGAAGATAAAGTGTTCGCGTCGATTTTGGGTTGCGTGTGACATCACGAATCTCCTTAAATGAGAAAACATCAAACTAGATACAACGTCCCCCTTAACGTACTGCGTTTTTTACGGTCCTTCGAATCTCGCGGTCGATATCCTTGGTCTTTTTAGCTTCTCTCTTGTCATGAAGCTTTTTGCCCTTGGCTAGGGCAATTTCCATTTTAATACGCCGATTCTTGTAGTAGATCTTTACAGGAACGAGCGTAAATCCGGAAATTTGAGTCTTACCAATCAGCTTGGAAATTTCACTCTTGTTGAGTAGGAGTTTCCGAGACCGCATGGGATCGACATTGGTGAACGAGGTGTTTTTACCAACCGGAGTAATGTTGCACCCAATTAGAAAAACTTCTTCACCTATAACGCGAACATACGCTTCGTTAAGTGACAGTTTTCCAGCAAGAATTCCTTTTACTTCCCATCCTTCAAGGACCATCCCACACTCGTAGAATGTCTCAAGGAAATACTGGAATCCGGCATTTTTGTTGTTGGCTAGTACTTTCACTTCTCTTTTTCCTGTTCTCGGCCAATAAAGACCTTCCCGCGAACACTGTTCAAAGAAACAAACCTTGTGTTCTTTTCGCAAGATTTACATTTATCATCCATTAGCTGCTGAACTACCTGGCGCTGATGGACACCGTCTTCGTAATCTGCCCTATATTTCTGTGGTACAGTTTTTCCTACGCTGTCTTGGTTCTCTTCAAGCTGCAAAGATCTGCCAAGTTCAAAGAAAAACTTTCGATTTAAGCAATCCTTGAACTCTCCAACTAAAGCAACAAACGTAGATTTCGGGATCATCAGCATAGCAGAGCGATGATTTCCAGCAGCTTCAGCTTCGCTGACCTCTTTGCTGACTTTATGGAAAAGATTCATGACCTCTTCACCAGTCATCTCACCAAACATCTTAGTCATCATAATCTCCTAAAAAGCATTGACAATTGTGCGTCTACAGCTTTTTATTATGAGACTATACTATACTAAAGTTTACTACTTGTAAACATTTTTTCAGAAATCTTCTTCAAATTCTTTAAGCTGTTTTTCGATTTCTCGAACATCATCCTTCCGGCGCTTTGCTCGGCTTGATGTGTCTTTCCAGCTTTCAACATCATCAAGATCAATAAACTTAATCTTGTTCTTGGGTCGAGCTCGAATGGCCCGACCCTGTTTTTGAAACTCTTCCAAATACGACATGTTAGTGGTTGCTTACTCGCATGTGTGGGACGTTGTCGAAAATTCCGCCGTGTTCCATAGTGCAGAAGAAACTTCCATCATTATCAGAATACTCGAAGGTGTAAACGTCCATTCCTTCGAATTCAGACTTGATCTTTTCTGCCATGACAGCTCGATGCGCAGAGCTTGCCTTTTCGTATGCGTCCCAATCGTAATCGTAGCCTTTTCCGTCAGCGCTACGCTTACGGAAGCTATCAAAGTTTGGTGCACCAGGCAAGTGACCACCAAGAGCCTCAGCGATTTGCTCATCTGCGTTAGGAGTTTGATCTCGCATATCGCGGGTTACTTGATCAGCAATTTCTTTCGTTGTGAAAGTGCCTATCCAGTCATACGCTGTGATAGCTTCCTGACCGGCGAACAAGTAGTTTTGGACATTGTCGCTAGAGATTTCCATACCCTTCGGAAATGCGACGATGAAAGAGGAGCTTGAGCTGTTGCTTACGAAGCCTTGACGAATTTTCATTTGATTACCTTTTCACCTTGGAATGCCAAGATAAAATTGGACATTCCGAATGCAATGTTTTCGGCGTTCTTAGCCTTCTCAACCATTGCTTTTGCCTTTTTGATATTTTCTTCACGAACCTTTTTGCCACTTTCAGCGATTGATGCTATTGCTGTTTTTGCCAAAGTTTTCGCTTCTTCCAGAGAACCAGCTTTAAGAATCTGATGAACCACATCCATAGAAAAAATCCCCGTGCTGCAATTTTCCATCTTCTTTTATCCCTTTTGTTCTTGGTTATTTGAGTATTTTATACTCAGTTTTTCTTTTTGTAAACTACAAACTTACAAATATTTTTCTGTCTTAGTGTTCAGTACACCAAACGGAGTAACGATCTGCTTGCCATCTTCAGAGATTGTATACTCTGCACCGATGGATTTAACAGGAGGGAACATGACAAACATCTTAACGAGAGTGTTAAGAACCTCTAAATCGGATTCTTGCCGATAGAGGAATTTAGTAGTATGAACATTGTTGAGATGCGCGGCTGCCTGGGACTTCGAATACACCTCAATGTCCATCATTAATCCCAAATACTGAGCAATCTGGAAACAAATGAACTTGTGAACTTCTTTTGCTGGTTCCTTACCGAAATCTTTAATCTCAGAAAAATCGATTTCAAGGATTGCCTTCAGCTTATCAAAAACATTCTCAGCACGAAGTGCTTCCTTAACAATAGGACGATATTGCGTTCGTGAGCAATGCGACAGAATCCCACGGATTACACGAAGCCACTTAAGACAAATATCACGCTGAACCTTCTTGGTGACAGGAATCGGATGAATTTGTTCATGAAGATGGTATGTTGCAAGAATGCTGTTGTTCACTTCGTCAACGGTTCCCTTATACACGTCGACAACTTGACCATCCTTTACAACTATCAAGTTCCCATTGACCGCATGCTTATGTGAAAGATCATCACAAAGCTTCTTTGCTTCATTGAACGTTCCAAGCTGGTCAACTAGAAAGTAGACATCAACATCCAACGAGTCTTCTGATCCGTGGAAAATAAAAGGCGCTGCAATTTCAGTCATCTTAGAATTTCTCCTTTTTCGGAATTATATCACAACTTCCGAAAAAAGTTAATGTAGAACCAACCAATGCAAATAAAGATGAAAATTAAGGTCGCCTTTTCTGACCAAGTCATTCGTTCCATTCGATCTGTCCCCTTTTAAAATCAAATCCGAAACCAATCAGCTGAGCAAATTCAACAGCAGAAAAACTCTTATCACCAACAATGGAAGAGTTGAACTTATATTCGTGACCAATTAGCTCAATTGGTGCCCGAGAAGTATCTACTTCAGTGACGATAACACGAAGTTTAGCACCATCCTTTACAACTTTTATTTTGTTCTTTATCATCTTCGGTGTAATAAATAAATTTTAGGAGGAAATCATGCAAGTAACTGACATTATGCCACCGATCCCCACTATGGATTATTCAAAGTTCATGGATAAGATGATGGCGAACTACGAAAAATATCCAAAGAATAGTTTATCGCAGCGCGAGGTTGTCCAGTCTATTGACCTTGGTACTATGAGTTTTGAGGAAGCTCAGAAAATTGCTGATAAACTCAATGACGAAGTCACAAACACAATCCTAAGCTTCCAATCAAATCTCAACAAAAAGACCAAGAAGTAAAGTTTATTTCGCGAGACCGTATTGATTCAGACGTTCGCAAAGATCAAAATCGAACTTTGTAAAAGAACCCTCTTCAACGATCATCACTTCCATACCTGGGTGGCGCGGGTAAAACGACAGCAGTTGACGTGATTCATTGTAGTCGTAGTTATCCTTGCGCATACGAGCAGCCGTGTCATAAATTTTCGGCGGAAGAATCAGGCCGACGTAAGTAAGCGCGCCATTCAGCGAAACCTCATCTTCATGAAACTTCACGAACGGATAGGGGTTCTCTTCGCAGTAAAGGAACGAGTAAAGGTCAGCCAAATCCGCCGAGTTACCACCGTTCAGAAGAACCATGGTTTTGTGATTCTCTGCCCAGTCGTTATACATGTCTTGACAGGGTTTGATGTCAAAATGACCCTGCTCATGAATGTTGTATTTCACATGCAGATCGACTGCGGCATGGCCAGCCTGCAGACCTTGTTGCAGGGACGAAAGGTAGTAGTTACCAAAACCGTAAAAACGCATCTTATTTCTCCAAAGATTTCAAAAGTCCAAAAATCAGGGCGCGACAAGCAAACTTACCATCGACGATCTTGTCAACAATAAAGAACGTATCAAAACGAGGATTCACTTTAATTCGTTCTTGGTAGAAAAGAGCAGCCTCATCTTGTGAAGCAAAATCTGGACCAAATTGGGATTCGTGTCCGGTGCAAAATCCACGGCGCATGAGGCGATATACTGTTGACATTTGTCTTCCCATTTATCAAGTTTGTTTTGTGCAATTTCCATCAACTGTTCTTCAGTGATGTCGATACCATTCTTTTGTGCGTGGATATAAATCATGTCTACCAAGCAGAGGATGGCGTCAATTGATTCACCGATAATTCCATCTGGACCTGGATCTTTATATGACTTACCACCGCACTTGATTGAGATTTCCTGAGCCAGTTCACCAACTTCTTCCATCGTATGGGCAAGAATAGAATATTCTTCACGATAGACTGGAATTCTGCGACTGACTTCTAGGATTTGGTTAATTAGGCTCATATCAGTTACGACAGAAAGAAAACAGAAACATTATAACACGGTTTTATTCCTGCGTAAACGATTACTTGTATTGCGCGGAAGAAGATTTACGTTGGTCGTAATGATGATCGCAACAAGGTTCGCCCTGATTGAACTTCACACGTACTGCTCGATCGTCCCAAAGCTGAATCATTCCGTAATCCTTAATGTTGGTAACCTCAAGGCGAACACCAAGATGTTTTTCGGACCATTCTTCAACATAAGGAATATGATCAGCAACGCAAGCGCGAGCAGTAAAGATTTTGACAGTCTTTCCTTCAGCGAGCCACTGCTTAATTCGAGCGACCATTTCAGGAATTGGGTCACCAATATGATCAGGGCCCTTGAAGCCAGAATATTGTGCGAGTGTACCGTCTAGATCGACACCGATCCAAGCAGATTTTAGGCTCTTCAGGTTCTGCTCACCTGGAAGTAGAATGATACTTGACATGATAAATACCTTTTTATGGAGAAATCAAATGTTTCTTGAAGAATTAAAACCAAACCTTCTAATAGAAGAAGCTATGGCGCTGTTTGAAAAAGAAGACCAAGGAGCACAAGCCATTCAGCATATGGTATCACAGTTACCCAAATTTCCTGGTACTCAGTTGAAAAAAGAAATTGATTCATTGATTAAATCTTCTGCGGATTTGTTGAAGGATTTTGCTAAGAAGGCGAAACCATTTGCTCAAGAGCGCGGTTATCGCACCCAGATTTTTGACGTGATACTTGACAATCCTGAAAAGGTCGCAAAGACTCTTATCAAGAAATATGCTTCGGCTTATAAGGCTGATGGAATGGTGTTTAACTTGAGAGATATTCTTAAGGATATCGACTTGAACTTAAAATAAGTTCCAATGCCAGACGTGTTCGCAGAATGCATCAAAGTCTGGCATTTCGCAAACTTCGTCGTAAGTGAGGAACATATTGTCCTCATTATGAGAGAATTCTGAATAAAGTTTAGCAAGAGTTATGGCAAATTTTGCTTGATCCGTGAAAATTTGAATTCCTTCAATTTCATCGTAGTCAATATTATAGCTGCTTGGATTTTTAAGGATCATGCCATAACTGGTCAATTTACCAGAAGAATCCACATTTGTTGATTCAATAATCTGTTTAAGTGTTTCCAGTTTCATGATGATTCCTTTTGGAGCGGGCGAGGAGATTCGAACTCCCGACATCTTCCTTGGCAAGGAAGTGCTCTACCAACTGAGCTACGCCCGCTTAGATTAAGCGTGTTGTCTTTTCAGACGAGTAAAGTATTTTTTGATTTCGTCTTCTTCATCAAAGCTGTGAATTGGCATTCCACCGTATTGGCAGTCAACTTTTCCATTCTTTGGAAGATCGACGTAGACTTCAATAACTACCCACTGTTCTTCATCGTCGTCAAACCATGCATATTGATAGCCATGAGATTTTGACTTTTCATAGAAACCTGAGTAAGCAAAATAACCGAGTTTTTCTGCTTGTTCTACTGAGCTGATTTCAGTTCCTTCACTGTAACCAGAGGATTTAAGTAACTCAACAACGTCAGCTGCAGTTAACTTTGCTGCATTAAAGTCTTGTACTCTACCTAACGATTCGAAAAGTTCTCTTAATTCCATAATCTCTTTTTGGTGCTACTGATCGGGATTGAACCGATGACCTCTTCCTTACCAAGAAAGTGCTCTACCAACTGAGCTACAGCAGCATACCCTCACTGTAATAGTAAGGGTATTTATAGAATCCGAACTTATTTTTTACCGGCGCTTTGCAACCGCGGAAGGTTTAAACGAAGAAGACGAGGACGACGGAGCACTTGTCTTCGGTGGAGTAACAGTCGTCATCTTCGATGCAGCAACCGGTGTGAAAGTTTGCTTCGGCGCAGCCTGCTGAACTGGCACCGGTTGAGCAACAGGCGCTTGGATTTTGGGTTGTGCCGGTGCCAGTGCAGAAATCGTCGTGGTCGGACGATAAACGTTGGTAGTTTGAGGTTGTTGCTTTTCTGCGCTATTCTTACCAGCGAGATACGCAGCGGTCCCAAGTGCTGCAGCACCAATTAGTGCCGTACCAGTACCAATACCGTCATGCTGTTGGACTACAACCGGCTGCTGCTGGTATGGTTGCTGGTATGGTTGCTGATATTGTTGAACTTGCGGGGCAGGTTGAGGGACGTATTGAGCTTGTTGGTTGGGGCTCGGGCCACATGCAGTCAAACTAGCAACCAAAACGAAAATGAAACCAAACTTAATACCACCATTGAAATTACGCATCAGAGTTTCTCCTTAATTTGCGTTAAAATTGAAAGTCTTTTTAAACAACTCGTTTAGTTCATCTTCCGCTTCCTTAAACTCCGGAAGATTACGATTACGAATCCACATATTGTATTTCAACCACTTTACGTTCTGTGGCTGGGTGATGTCCTTTCGGAGGATTGGGACATCTGCAATTTCGAGAAATTTTTCAAGCGCGCTCATTTGCTACCTCAATAGAATGCTCAGGCGTTGGGACAGAAAAAAGCTTCATTGCGTCTTCTTCACGAATAACACTGGTCAGCTTAGCATTCCCGCCGTCGAAGTAGATGTAAACATCACCGTCACAATCTACGTAAGCGCCAACCGCTTCGAAGAACTGATGGTGATAGTTTGAGTAGAGGCGTTCACCCTTCATGATGGCTTTACCATCAACCCCAGCGGTCAGAAAATACTGACAATTGAGTGGAGGAATTCCAAGTTCTTCTTCAACAGAAGACGTTTCCTTGATCTCGAAAGCATTGTAAACATGAACAAACATCCCATTTTCAAGAACGTAGTAATTCATGTTGTGGAGTTTTGCGGGAAAAATTTCACCAGCATGTTCTTCGATGAACTGGCGATTTTCCTTGGAGAGCCGTCCGTACGGAAATTCAACACCGCTCAAGCTTTTGGTAATTCTGATCTTTACAGTTGACATCTTTAAACCCCATCGAGAGTAGTTGAAAAGAATTATATCAACTACTCTCGAAAAAGTAAACTAGTTTTGCAACGTTTTGCGATATTCCTCAACAGTTAGGAAGAGTGATTCGTCCTTTGGCCGTTGATATGACAAATCCTTAACCCAGTCACTATGTGATTTGTAATGATGCCAGATGTACCAGCAATTCACCGCTCCTGGTTTGTTTTCAGAATAGTACCATTCATCCCACTTCATGAAAGTAGGGCGTTGACAATAGTCTAAAGGATTTGCAAGCTGCACGTGAGTACAGCCCCAAGGAATATTATTCAGCGTAATTTGTCCATTCATCAGTGTAGACCTTTTTCAACCTATCCAAATATTCGATCGTCTTGACCTTCACCATAAAGTCATCACCTTTGCAGATAACGCCTTCATAGACCGGATATTTTCCTTCACGAACGTCTTGAATGAATTGAGTATTCAAGTTGCCTTCGTAAATTACTTCAGCTCCCCAATCTTGATGACTGAATAGCTTAGCAAATGGGCGAGGAGGAATGAACCCTTGCTTAAAGACAAAAACATCAAACAATCTCAACTCTTTAGGCTCGTCAAACTCATGAGAACCAGCAAAGCTAGATTTACCGAAGAACTCGGTGAACGCCGTAATTCTTTCAGGTTTCCTTCCACAGAAATGTTTGGTTGCGTCTACTACTGCAGGTCCAATCAAATCCAAGAAAGGTTCGATTGCTTGATTGTAAAGCGGAGTGTTTGCGTCGAACAGTTGACGACGTGTTCCGTATTTTACCCAACCTCTTTTGGGATTCCATTCCCAACGAAGGTTTGAGCCGTCATATTTGTTAAACGCGATGCATTTTTTACCGAGAGGAGCGTCCTTGCTCCCAATGATTGATGGGTACTGTAACATAGAAAGCCTTATTAGAAATTGTAGAAATGGTGGATTGTTTGGCTTTACAGACCTTCATGATACAGTACCTCCTATTGATTTTCTTTTTAGAGTTCTAGCAGAGCGTAGCGCTTGCCAGAGATTTCCACGATGCCATAGCTTTCGCCAGTCTTCGGATGTTCGCTGAAACCTTGGAACTTCATGTTCGGAACAAACTTGGCCGATTGATCAAGAGCTCGCTTGATCGTGGTCTTGGTCGGGACATCCCAACCTTTTGGTTTATTTACAACGACCGGCTCAGCAGTCAGGCGTTGCGCATCAGAAAGCGGCTTGGAAACCGTGGGCTTCGGATCGGGAGTAGTCGTCAGAGCCGACTTTTCAGCCTTGCGTGCAGCACGAAACTTCTCGCTAGTGTTGAAGTACTTGTCGTACCACACCTTGAACGGAACTTCGTTGGTGTTGCCTACACCAGACTCGGGAATTTCCACGACAATGCAGTCACCGTACAGCTTGAACAGGGAGAGAGGATGACGAAGCATCTTGTCCCTGTTATTTGTTTGCAGTGCTAGATGACTAGCAAATGCGGAAAGAGAAGACCAAATTTTCCCATTTGCCTTCCAACCGACAGTTTCTCCACCAGTTGAATACAATTGAACACCAGTTCCATTTTTACGGATTCGATACAGCATTTTCTTTCCTTTCTAGTCTTTCACGTCGAATTTCTTTTTTAACTTCAGTTGCGATTTCTTCACCGTAATGCCATCTAACGGAATCTTGAATTTCTTCCGGTGAAAAATCCTCGTAAGATTCACATTCACCATTAGCAAGATTTGGACAGAGATAACCACAATTACCAGCGATCCCATAAGAATCACAAATACTCATGCCAACAGGATAGTGATCAGCTAAACTCATATGAGAATTATAATCAGAAATCCTTGTACTGTAAACAGGAATTTATTCTTTTTCTCAGTTCGATGAGACCACCTTCAAAACTATGAGTGAAATAGATGTCATCATTACCAAAATACTTATGGGCTAAAGTGACTTGTACGTTAGTTTTTCGAGTGTATAGTGGATCACAGGCGACTACAATAGTTTTGCTTATTTGACCTATTCGATTATTTCCTTGAAGAAGCCCAAGTTCATACAAAGAAATAGGAGAAACGGTATTAGCGGCCAAATGCATGAAAATAAACTCAGATTTTTCAATAGAGTTTAATTCCCATGTGATTTGTTCAGTAATTAGGTCTTCATCTGGCGCTACGACCCTACGTGGGTTGTAGATGTCAATTGGTAGGTCTTGAAGCCGGCGAATAGCTTTTGCTTGCCAATCAATGCTATTACCCATTTCAATCGTGCCAGCAAGAAATACCGAATATTTCCATTCAGCTCCATTTTCATCTACCTTTGTTTCTGGTGTGAAAACTCTTGCTTTATTCGATATCATAGCAACTTCAGTTCTTTCGTGAACGGATCAATCTTTTCCGGATAGTCAGGGCCAATTGCAATACAGGTAAGGGTCTTTTCTCCGCTGAATTCGGTTAGACCACTGTCGATGATCTTAGCAGCAGGGATACCAGCAGCCTTCACTTGGTCGTAAAGATCGTTGAGTGCCTGCTCAGAATCGATACCAACGCAGATTTTCTTGAATGGACCATTTAGCCAAGCATCCAACGCTGATCCTACTGGAATGGTAAGATGTCGACGCTCATACAACTCAGTGTATTCACAATCCATCATGTCCAATAAGACTGCCATTGACGCATGAGAAGCTTGGGCGGCCATTTTACCTTTGCGCATATTCAGATCGGTGCGCATAACGATTACTTGCTTTGGCGAGCTCATCCTCTTTCTACTCCTTGTTCTTCAAGTGCGTTTTCAAATGCTTCTTTAGCATCCAAAAAAGCTTGGGCGGCTTCAACTAGCTCAGGACAGTCTTCAACATCAACTGCACCTTCAGCAAATTCGTGAAGCTCGTATGGAGCCCCTGAAAATTCTTCAACAAATTCTTCAATACTATCTGCCATTTTTCTCTCCTTAAAGTTGTACGTACTGATATTTTATGGGTTGTTCTTTGAAAACGATAGGTTTTGAATAGCACCCAAAATTATAAGCGTTTTCATCTTTTTCACATGAATCTAAAACCTTTTCAACGTAGTCTCGAATTCCATTGATGTGAATCATTTCATCTAAGGAATAATCATCTAAATCATAGCTTAACATAGTAGTTAAGCTATAGAAAACAGTTTGCGCAACCGCAGTAAGATCATCATTCGTTTTGGCGCCGACTTGAAAGATAATCTTACTGAACTTCCGTCCATTTACCTGTTCGGTGATTTCTAATTCGTATTGATTAACCTTTAGTCCGTGTGTTGGTTTACAACCACGTTCAGTCATAACAAAATTAAAAATCCACCCATAGTTTGATGTCAAAGAATCCTTATCAAATTCTTCAGGCGGGAACATTACACCATAGTACGGCTCACTTATCATGACGTGTACTCAATAATCTTTATTGGTGTTGCCTTAATTCCATCTTGACATACTTCGCATGGACATGCTGGCATAGGTTTACCGTCTTTGGAATATCGAAAGATACTTATCTTATGGGCCTTTGAAATATCACGACATTTAATGATAGCATCTATCTCAGCATGCAAAAATATCTTTTCTTCCCGTCCAACATTTTTCGCGTGGTGTGCCTGCATCGGGTGAGTTTTGACATAGGAGTTCTTCCCTATGCTGAGAATTCGCCCTCTTTTATCATAGATGATTGCGGTGAGGTCGTACTGTCTTTTTGATTTTTTACTTTTATACATTCAAACCACTGTTGTTTTTCTTCTAAAATCTTCAATCCTCCTTTGAGGTTAAAGCTTTCACCAATCGTTAGATCGTCGATTCGGTCTCTTAGCTCATCCAAGCAAAGATTAATGAATTCCTCAACACTTTTCTCAGCGTATCCTTTAATGTTCAACACCAATTGTCCGACATCGTGATATGGTTTAAACCAATCGTTCTCGCCAAAAGACGAAACTTTGATCATCAAGAAATGATTTATTTCGTCTTGACCGGTAATTGGATCAAATCTGAAACGTACACCATCAGAGTTTGTTGCATTACGTTTGTGGATGACTACTGATGACGATAGGATTGCCAAATCTTTTGGTAACGACATTGGCTGAACGCTAACAATCTCTTGTGCAATAACACTTGGCATAATCCTTCTAATTTTTGGTAGAAGAACATTGCTCCACGGAGAGCTCATCGACGTTTCTTCCAGTCATAATCAGGTCCGACCACGTCGAAGCCTTGCTTACCAACACAATTTGGATTTTCTGATGACATCACAATAAACCCAATGTTTTCACCAGCATATTTACGCTGTCGAATAGATTCTGAAAACTTTAAAGCTTCAGACATTTTGTCAGATTCGAACAACTGACTGTTTGGGACAGAATTTTCTGTCCAGTAAATCATGTACATCAAATTTCCTTAACTTCGTCGATTTCGTAATTGGTCTCACATCTGTTGTACAATTCGTATGAAAGAGAATAGTACGCGCCCGTAAATTTTTCTTCAGGGATAAGGTCAAACAGGCCAATTGACCGCGCATATTCAAATTCTGCTTCTATCCGACGTTTACGATGTTCAGCATTTTTTGCGGCGTTTCGCTGCATGACTCCGTTATTGAATTCACGGATAGTCTCACGCTCAATGCGCATTTCTTTAGTGATTAGCTTCTGAGCGATCCCACTTGGCCATTTTGGGACATCAACAACCTTTTCAAGGGTGGTTTGATCAAATGGATTAGCTTCATCCCAGCGATCGCAAAACTCCTGAATTTGCTGCTTACAAACTTTGAGCTTTTCTCGCCGCTCTTCCTTGTTGACTTTCAGTTGCTCAATTTTGGATTTATCGGTAGATGCGGCAACATTAGCACACCAAGCGTCTTCATAGGACCCACCAAAAGCAATAAGGATAAAAATCATATCATCATCTCCTGAATTTTGTGAAATTATATCATAAGTCTCAGGAAAAGAAAATAGGGGAGAATTTTCTCCCCTATGATTTTACCAAAGAAGATCAAAGTTACCAGCGAGAACCTTTGATGTCAAATGACGTTTTCCTGTTTGATGATCTTGAACGACATCGTCTTGGAATCGATAAGTTCTAATCTTATCTCCTCTCATACCAGAACCAACTTGATCTGACCGAATAGAATTAGAAATCATAAAATTTTCTAATCCCATTTGTTGATCTAATTCCGCAACTAAAGACTCTTTAGCTAAACGTAAACTGTTTTGTCTTGATCTTGTTTGCGCGGTCTTCACTATTCCAGATGGAAGGTGTGTTAACCTACATGAAGACAATATTTTATTACGATTCTGACCGCCACATCCAGTACCAGAGTACCACTCTATCTTGAAGTCTGATTCTGATCGTTTGTGGAATTTTTCAGAACTTTTGTCATTACAGTCCATGACTGCGACAGTTACGGTTGAGGTATGAACTCGACCTTTTCGTTCTGTGGGTGGAACTCGCTGAATGCGATGCCCACCTGATTCATTTTTGAGTTGGCTGAAGAACTCTTTACTACACTCTATCTCTAAAGTTGTTACGCCGGGTACTTCAACCTTTTTAGGATTGAGTCAACCGACGCGATTAAGGAACTTAGAGTAAGCTTGAGCAAGGTCCTTAACGAACAACTTGCTATCGTCGCCGCCTTCAGCGGCTCTAATTTCGATCTTAACGCGCATTATTTTCTCCTTATGTTAGTAGATCGTTTTGATTAAACTTCGTTTGCAAACATTTCTAAACAAATTAAATTACTACCTGACGGTTGGCCTGGCCATGAATTGTCATAAAATCCATAAAAGTCACCGTACATCTCAATTAGCATTCCGGTGTTCTGGTTACCATCAAAAAACTTTGAAATGTCAAATTTAAATTTTTCTTTATGCTTGGCATTGAATCCATAAATGTCATCTTCGAATCTTGGATCTTTCACCAAAGAGTTTATAAAATTTTTACCATCATCAAAAACAACCCCACCGATAAATACGGATTTCTTCATTGACGCCTTAAACCAATAAAGAAAAATTTTAGCAACTTTTACATTTCTAAACTCAGGAAGAATGAAAATTTTCTCAAGGGAAAGAATAGATTCATCTATTTTTGTGTATTGCAAAAATCCAACAAATTTATCATCTGATGTAAACATACCGACGGAACTTTTTTGAGGGTGTAGTTGTTCATCAATATAAAGCTTATATTTGTTTCCCTCAATTGACTGTAAGAACTTACCGTCCTTTAGAATTTGTTTCTCTGTTTGTTGTATTTCTGCGTCAGAATGTGTAATTTGCATGTTCACCTTAAATGCTAATTCATTCAACTTCATCGTTTAGATCCATTAAACCTATTGATGTCATACAAAGACGGTGAATGTCCATGCTTGTCGACATATGGCATTATGTCATCTAGAGAGAACTCTGAAACTGATACATACCCGTGTTGCTTTGCTGGATCGAGTGTTACATCATAGTAGGTGTCACCATCTTTAACCCAGGCGTGTTCAATCGGAATGTTATGAAGGAACACATACCCAAGAACGTACTTAGAATCCGGATGTCCTGTCAGTGCTTTGAACGCGTTGTTGAAGCATTGTTTCTTCTGAGCACCAGCCATCTTTTTGAACTTTACTTCAACTTCTTTTGGTTCAATCTTTACGTGGCGAATCGCCTGCGTCATCATTTTAACGAGGCTCAGCTTATCATTTTCAAGTAGCTCACGAGTTTTCATACAAACTCCTGATGATCCAGTTTAGAACGTAAGGAAGCTTGTTTGTTTTTATTAGCTGGTTGACCTGTACCGCTTTCATCATGCGAAAATAACCCGTAAAGATAGACAACATTCTTTTCTACCTTATAGATCACACTCACATCAAATGAGAGCTTGGCATGCCAAAACCCTGAAAAATTTCCAGATCCAGAAAAGGGATAATCACTTGAACCGAATTTCTCAGTTGGATGATCCTTCTTCCAATTAACAAATTCTTTAAACTTGGATTGTATTTGTTTAGTAGCTTTTGCGAATGTTTTATCGAATAGCTTACATTTTTTAAATAGTGCCGTCACTTTCAAGAGCCTCGAAAAGCTCATCGGCAGTCAAGGCATCAGACCATTCGCCGCTCTGTTCCTGCTGTGCCAGTTCTTCTTTGAGACCGGAAGCTTCAATTCCCGCAACAAGCGTTTGCTCTTGCAGGAACTGGGTGAGGGTTGTATTAGCCATTTTGATAACTCCTATAGTTTACCGATAAGATCATTGTATAACAAAAATCGAAATATGTAAACTATTTATTCAGAGTCTGGATCAAAGGCCTTCTGTAGGCTTCGTTTTTCTTCGTTTCGTCGGCGCTTGTTTCTATCTCGTTTTATGACTCGCTTTGCTTCACGAACCAAAAACTTCACGTTTGACGGAATTGGCCCATCCAATTCATCTAACTTTTCTTGATAGTAAATGTCGTCCTTATTTTTCGGCTTCATGAAAATCTACCAATAGCTTTAGTTTCGACTAACATTCTTCATGATATTCGAATTTGTAAAATATTTGTTGGAGACGGCGATGGGACTTGCACCCACTTCGGACGGATTTGCAATCCGTTACATACCTATTCTGCCACACCGTCTGGGCGTCCCCACCGGGAGTCGAACCCGGTTTCCGACCTTGAAAGGGTCGTGTCCTAACCAATCGTAGACGACAGGGACAATTAATTGGATAACTTTATTCGGAGCTAATATTCAGTGCTTGAACCTGTGGTAGCCCTCTTATCTCTTCCTGGCCTATCCTTACCGTTCCCGGTTATAAGTAAGAATTATCGGTGTTCCAGTGTAGCTACTATATTAGCTTGGCAGGGGTACTAGGAATCGAACCTAGGACACATGAATCAAAATCGTGTGTGATACCATTTCACCATACCCCAATTGTTCGCGGAGTTTTTGCAAAGCCCATAGTCCGATAAGATCAAGGCTAGACTGTAAATTCGTAAACCCAAACTCCCTAAGGCTTGTCAATCAAATTCTCCAGCTTATCGTCAAGGATAAGTAACCTATACGAATATTCGACGGAATTATTTTACGGTTCGTTGCGCAATGACCGTGTTTGGTTCCGCCTGGTCTCGCTGGTAGGATTCGAACCTACGAAATCCTGTTCCCAAAACAGGTGGTATAGACCACTAACCGACAGCGAGATAATTTTGGCGCCCAGTAGAGGAATCGAACCTCTCTCGACCGGTTTCGAAGACCAGTGACTGTCCGACAGACTAGGCAATTATTTTCTTCCTTTTCTCCAACCTTTAACTAACCAGAATTGTAACTCTTCCTTTTTGATTTTCTTTACTTCAGTATCGTTACAAATCCAACAAGTTCCAAACTGTGAATTGTTTTCACCTTTTCGGTGTTTACATGACTCACTTATCTTTTTTCTTGACTCCTCTGTATGCGATTTTCCAACAAAAGTGTCATATTTTATTAATCCTTCTTTATGCAATTTTTTAAAATGATTTGATCGATGGGTAAGCATTTTATTTGCTAAGTTCTCATCCGATTTTGCTCGTTCATTTAATGAAATTGCTCCCTGAGATTGTCTTCTTTTTCTTTCATCATCAGAAATATGTTCATTAACATATTCCCATCCACCTTCACCGCCAAACTTCAAGTTCATGCAGAGCGGATGTTTTAACATCTCCTCATTTACTACTTCAGCTTCTCTCTTCTTGAGTTCTTCTCTCGAAGGTAGAAACTCCAAAATCTCAAACTTGTGGTTTTCCAACCCGTACTTCCGAATCGAATAACCTAACCTCTTTCCACTTCCTACATAACCATCTTCCAAGTTATCCGTTGAGTGCATCCCAACGTAAAATTTCTCGTTAGTAAGATTAGTGGTCTTGTAAATGAAGTGGTGCTTCTTTTGTTTCCTTGGCATACATTTTGCTCCAAACTCCTATAGGTTTATTTATAGAAGGAAGAACAAAATGTTACCGGGCACGGCATAGGGGACTTGAACCCCTGACCTCCGGCGTGACAGGCCGGCGCTCTAACCAACTGAGCTAATACCGTGTAGAAGAACGTTTTAGGCCTTTCAAACGTTCAGGGAATATTTAGCCGGGCTCGGCGAGTAACCCTTCCCTTGACTGACTTAAGGCTCAGTGAACCTAAATTAGATACGAACCTCGTATTCCTCGACATACAGGTCGGAAGTACGGATAAGAACTCGGTCGTTGATGAACCATTGGAGAACATTGCGAACAGTCATCCAATTCTTGATAACCATTCCAGATTCCTTAACAGCTTCCACGATTTGCTGCCAAGAAACGATCTTCTTTCCAGAAGCGGTCTTCTCGATAACCATGAAAATGTTCTCTTTGGTAGTTTTCATCATCGACTCCATATCAGCAGTTGTTAGATGAATTATATCAAATAGACCGAAAAAGTAAACTGTCAAACAAAAATTAAACTGTTTAGAAGATCATACCATTGAGCAAACTGAATTGCAATATCACTTTGGAGGCCTGTAGTGTAAATCGCAGTAATTGGCGAATTATTTGCGACAATATCGATAATTGCATCCTGCATGACGTCGTGCATCTCTTCTAGCTTTGGTAGTTGTTCTTGAATAAACATTTTGTTCTCCTTTGTGAATTATTCGTATATAGAGTAATTCACGAGATCACAAAAGGTTTAAACTCATTTAGTACCTGTTAGTAACAGATTGTATTGGCAGAGCTAGAGAGAATCGAACTCCCATCTGCGGACTTGGAAACCGTTATGTTACCACTACACCATAGCCCTGTAAAAATTACTTCATTTTCTACCTTTAGACCAGCCAATTGGTATATCTTCATGCACTTTTATCAACTTAGCGGTCTTTCCATCATTTATCCACATTGTGCCTTTTGTTGGCAAATGTTTTCTTCCAACTGCAGTTCTTAGTGAATTCTTTTCTTCTTTTGATTTCTTTGCAAATGACTCTTTAATTTTCTGCTTCGTTTCTTCACTTCTTGGTTTACCAAGCCTCGCTGCAGAAATTTTTTGTTTAGATTCTTCAGACTGAGGTCCCCAACCGCCTTCTCCACCAAGCTTTAAATTTAGACATAATGGATTATCAAGAAGATTAGAGTCAACAATTAACGACTCCATTCGTAAAATAGATTCACGATTTTCTGCGAATTCTAAAATCTCCATCACATGGTTATCTTTACCATGCTTATTTACGGATCGAGTTAACATTTTTCCGGAACCAAAATATCCGTCATCTAAGTCATCTGTTGAATGGACGCCTACATAAAACTTTCCATTCAACTTGTTAGTTATCCTATAAAGGTAATGAAATTTTCGTCTTGATGCTCGTACCATTTTATACTCCTTTAACAGGAGTATTTATCCTAGCCGTTGGCACTTTTGGCACTCCATACGGGATTTGAACCCGTCCGCCTACCTTGAAAGGGTAGTGACCTAACCGCTAGTCTAATGGAGTATATGGCCCGCGAGAGAGGATTCGAACCTCCAATGGCCGGCTTCGTAGACCAGCTTCCATCCAATTGGCTCGCGGAATAAATTTGGGGTGATCAACCGGTTACGATCCGGTACCTACTGTTTCACAGACAGTTATGCAGAGCCACTACACTATGATCACCATTGTTATTTCAGTTTAGCGTAACTTGGAAATCCAAATCCACCAAACTCTGTTGCCGAATCATCCATTTGATCCCTCCTTTAGCAGTTGATTTATATTCCGCATTTGCAAGTAGATGTTAAATCATGCGGATGGCTAGGGAGGAAGGACTCAAACCTTCACAAGGCTTACGCCGACAGAGTCAAAGTCTGTTGC